ATTAAAATGTACTTAAATATATGACAATTAATAATATTAGTAATAATATGAGTTCTTTTTGTGTAATTAAACGAAACGGAAATAAAGAAGAGGTATCTTTTGATAAAGTAACTATAAGAATTAAAAAATTGTGTATTGGATTATCAGAAAATGTAAATCCTATTATGGTAGCGCAAAAAGTATGTGCACAGATTTATAATAATGTGTCAACTATTGAGCTTGATGAGTTAGCAGCACAAATATGTATTTCGATGGAAACAACTGATTTGGATTATGGAATTTTGGCAAGTAGGATTATTATATCAAATAATCATAAATGTACTTCTCCATCATTAACGGAAACAGTATACATGTTATATAATAATCGCGATAAAAATGGAAATAAATGTCCATTAATTGCTGATGATGTTTATGATATTATTATTAAAAACAAAGAAAAATTAAATGCAGTGATGAATTATGAAAAAGATTATTTATTCGATTATTTTGGATTTAAAACTCTTGAAAAAGCATATTTAATGAGAGTAAATGGTAAAATTGTTGAACGTATTCAACATCTTTTTATGAGAGTATCAATTGGTATTCATAAAGACGATTTACGTTCTGCGATTCAATCCTATGAGTTAATGAGTCAAAAGTATTTTACTCATGCAACACCAACATTGTATCATTCTGGAACACCACGTCCACAATTTGCAAGTTGTTTTTTAATGGGAATGGAGGATTCTGTAAAAGGGATTTATAAAGCAGTGAGTGATTGTGCAGAAATTTCTGCTTGTGCTGGTGGTATTGGTATTTCATTATCTAAAATTAGATCAAAGAATTCTTATATTCGAGGTACAAACGGTATTTCTAATGGTATTATTCCATTATGTCGTGTATTAAATGAAACAGCGCGTCACATTAATCAATCTGGAAAGCGCCCAGGTTCAATAGCAGTCTATATTGAGCCACATAATCCTGAAATATTAGAATTTTTAGAATTACGTAAAAATACGGGAGCAGAATCTGAAAGAGCACGAGATATTTTCTTAGCACTTTGGATATCTGATTTATTTATGAAACGTGTTGAATCTGACTCAGAATGGTCATTATTTGATGCAGACGAATGTCCTGGATTAGAAGAAGCATATGGTGATGCTTATGAAGAATTATATACTAAATATGAAAATGAAGGAAAAGCACGTAAAACTATTCCCTCTCGTAAAGTTTGGAATTATATAATAACAAGTCAAATTGAAACTGGAGTACCATATATTCTTTTTAAAGATTCTGTTAATAAAAAGAGTAATCAATCAAATATTGGTACTATTCATAATAGTAATCTTTGTGCTGAGGTATTGATTTATTCAGATCAAAACGAATATGCAGTATGTACACTTGCTTCACTTTCATTACCAAATTTCGTAAGTGATGATGGTAAAAGATTTGATTTTGATAAATTAATTGAGGTTACTGATATTGTGATAAGAAATTTAAATAAAATAATTGATGTTAATTATTATCCAACACCTGAAACGGAAATTTCTAATAAAAAAAGTCGTCCTCTTGGTTTGGGTGTACAAGGTTTAAACGATACTTATGCTAAAATGGGTTTTGCATTTGAGTCAGAAGAAGCATTTAAATTAAATAAAATGATTTTTGAAACTATCTATTATGGTGCAATGAAAACATCTCATAAATTAGCACTTGAAACAGCACCTTATTCAAAATTTGATGGATCACCATTATCAGAAGGTAAGTTTCAATTTGATTTATGGGGTGTTACTCCAACTGATCGTTATGATTGGGAATCTTTAAGAAATGATATTATGAAAGATGGTGTAGCAAATAGTCTTTTAATTGCTCTTATGCCAACTGCATCAACATCACAAATATTAGGTAATAACGAGTGTTTTGAACCAATTACAAGCAATATGTATACACGTCGTACAATGGCTGGTGATTTTATTGTTATAAATAAATATTTAGTAAAAGATTTAATGAAATTAGGTTTATGGGATGTATCAATGAAAAATAATATTATAGCAAATAATGGCTCAATACAAAAGATTAATACTATTCCGCAGAGTATTAGAAATTTATATAAAACTGTATGGGAAATTAAGCAAAAAGTATTAATTGAACAAGCAGTTGATAGAGGACCTTTTATTTGTCAAACACAAAGTATGAACTTATTTTTTGAAGATCCAAATTATGGCACTTTAACAGGCGCACTTTTTCATGGATGGAAAAAAGGATTGAAAACAGGTTCTTATTATATTAGAAGCAAACCAAAGGCACAAGCACAACAATTTACAATTGATCCAAGTAATGTTAATAACCAAAAAATAGATGATAATTATCAACCTTGTGAAATGTGTAGTGCATAATAAGTATTGATTATTTTTATAAATTATATATTATTATTTCCAAAATAATAATATATATATTTTAATTTTTTTATATTTTTTCAAAATTGTTTTAGATATGCATTATTTGTTTACATAATTTATTTTTATCATCAATATTCTCTATTAGAATATTATTATTTTTTATCATTTTGTCAATAGTATTATTTTTATTATTTTCAAATAACCATACTATTGCGGGTAAATATAATATAACATTTTTATTAATTGAAGAAAGATATTTTGCAGTGTGATAAATTTCAGTTTCACCTTCTAATCCAGTTAATATAAATGTATTATTCATTTTATTAATATAATTAATAAATGAACTATTATATAAAATAGAATAGCCTGAACAATAAAAGTGTAGTGGTTCTTTTTTAAAAATTAATTCTTCATGTATTTCTGAACCATAAGTACCATATAATGCATAATCAGGTAATAATATATTATTATTTTTTTCAGAAAATGGTTCTACACCATGTGTACTTGCTAAATAGTTATTACCTTTTAAAAAAATATCATTTACTGTTACTATATCATCAAAATCGAATACATTTAAAAGATAATTGATATTATCAAGGGCATCTAATGAGCCTGGTAAATAATAAGATCCATCTTTATATAATCTGTCATTTTGCATTTTAAATATTATTAAAATAGGATTTCCATATATAAATCTATATAATAAAAATTTTAAAAGCAGAAAAAATAATAATTTCATTTTATATTTAATTCTTTATTTTTATTTTAAGACAATTTAATTCTTTAATAAATATTGTTTCATTTTTTTATTTAAAAATTATTTTATTAATAATATAAAAATGATATTAGGAATCGCAATAAAAAGTAATAATGTTTATTCTTATAGTAAACCTTTTATATTAAATACTGAATTAAAAGATAAATTTATTGCCCAACTAATAAGAGATGTTGATTTTTCAATATTATTAAAAAAAAATGAATTAATAACTTTAGATATTATAAGTTATCCTAGTAAAAATTCATATTATGAAGGGAATTTAAGGAATGATAATAATAATTTATTTAAAAAATTAGGATCATATAATTTGTTATTTGAAAATATTGAAGATAATAATTTTTATGGATTTAGAAAAGGATATTTTAAAAAAGTATTGGATGAAAGTAATAATATATCTATTACTTTTTCAACAATATATCGAGAATATGAAAATGATTATATTGTATCAAACCCTTTAATTTATGGAAATAAAAGTTATTTATTATTTTAAATATATTTTTTTTATACTTTTATTATATATGAATAATAATATAATTATTACTTTATTACTAATTTTATTTATAATTTTGATTTTATTAATAATTAATAGAAAAATAATTTATTATAAAATAGAAAATTTTGAAGATAAGAAAAAAGAAGATAAAAGTAAAGAAGAAAGTAAAGATAAAATTAAAGAGACGAAAGAAACTAAAAATAATGGTAAATCAAATGCATGGACAACAAATAAAGATGTATTAGCAGATGAGCAAAAAGGATTAAATGATAATCAAAGGAGTGAAGTAACAAATATGATAAATTCAATAAGTACTTCTAATTTAAAATCATTAATTGCTTCTCAATCACCTCTTTTAGTTGGGCCACGTGGACCACAAGGTATTCAAGGCCCTGCAGGAACAGTATTAAAAGCATCAGGACGTTTAATAAATAAAAGTGGTAGTTTTGATAGCAATGATGTTAATAATAATTATTTAATACCTAAATATGTTGCAACAAGAACTGAAGGAACAAGTCCTACAGCAAGTTTATCTTTTATGGATAATAGTTCAGTATTTTCATCTTTTCAAAATTGGCAATTAGATGTTAATAATAATTTAAAAAATAGATATGATGGTAATTGTTTAACAATGAGTAATAATGATGATAAATTATATATGGCTCAATGTACTGAAGATAATCCAAATCAAAAATGGGATTGGGATACTTCAAATCGTATTATTTCAACATCAAATTCAAATAATAGAGTTTTAAAATGTATTGGTCTATCAAAACCTGAAACAAATATTTTAACAACAAATATTCCAGGATGTAGTGGAGAACAATGTCAAAATAATGTTGCACGTAGATATTTAAATGTAAAAGATTGTGAAATAAATAATATTAATGAAGATGAAGTTTGGTCATTTGTTTAGAGAGATACCAAATCACCCCATTTTTCGTTTTCCATTTTTAAATAAGTATTTATTGTTTTTTGTTGAATATTTTCAATATTAGGTTTTTTCTTAATATCATCAGAAAATGTATATTTTTTTTCATAATTATTATTTTTATTTTTTTTTTCTTTACATAGCCATTGAGGGTGACCAATCTCTTTACATATCTTACATATAATTGTAGGACATTTATCTATAAGATGTGTTTTAAGATGACAATATTTGCAGATCATTATATTAAATTATATATTTCTTTTTTTTTTATATATGTTTATTAAACTAATAGTTTAATAAAAATAATATTTTTATTAAAAAAAACAATTTAAAATAATTAAACATATATAAATAAAAAGAATGGATTCTCTCAATAATGAAAAGTTAATTAAAAAAGCAATCAATAATAATATAAGTTATGTAATTAATAAAAAAATGAAATCTTATGAAGAAAGATTAGAATATTTAATAGAAAAGATTGAAGATAATATTAAAATATCAAATGCAATATTTGAATTATTAGAATCAAAAAACATTATTTTTGAAGATAATAAATTTATTAATAAACCATTAAAAATTATTAAAAATGATAATATTAAAAATGAAAATATAAATGATAATATAAAAAATGAGAATATTAATGAAATTATTATTTCTAAAAATAATAATAAGAAAGATTATTGTGATGAAAAAATAGAAAATAGTAATAATCTTTTAATAAATTCTTATAAAGATTTAAAACGAGAAATGTTTGATCTGGATGAATCGTTCGTGAAAGAATGTTTAAATTTGTGTTCTTTACAGGGTGATTTAAAAATTTTTAAAAAAATGTATATTGATAATGTTTCAAAAGAATTTTATCCAATAAGACATATTAAAAAAAAATTACAATATTGGTTAGATAATCATATGAATGATGATGATGTTAATGGAAATTATGTTAAAAATACAATTATTAAAAATATTGAAGATTGTTATTTAGTAATTAATACTTTTGATAATTATGAAAATAATATTGATCAATTTTTAAGAAATCAGGATCATATTAATAAATTAAGTGAAGAGAAATATAAAGAAAAACTTTTAAATAAAATAATAAATGTTATTACAATATAAATAAATTTAATAAAAAAAAATTTAATATAAAATCATTTTTATATTAAATTTATGAATATATCTTTTTTTGAAGACAAACCACTTGTAAAAGATTTAGATTTTAAAAATGAATTTATAGAGAAAATTTCTAAATGGAAACATAATGATTTAATAAATTTACTTATTTATGGAGCTAATGGAAACGGTAAAACTACTCAAATATATGCATTACTTGCAACAATTTTTGACAAAAGAGTTTATGATTTAAAAAATGCAACTTTTGAAGAAGATCGCAAAGTAATAAATTATAAAACCAGCATATATCATATTGAAATAGATCCATTACAATTAGGTTCAAATGATAGATTTTTTATTCAAACTTTTTTAAAATTATATGTAGAAACTAAAAATATTGGATTAGATATGCCAAAAATAATATTATTTAAAAATGCAAATTTATTATCAAAACATGCTCAAATGCAACTTAGAAAATTAATTGAATCTTCATTTCTTACAGCAATTTTTATTTTTGAAGTATCTTCTATTTCAGATTTTGCAAAACCTTTGCTTAGCAGATGTTTAATGGTAAAAATTAAAATTCCCAAAATAGAAGATGTCAAATTATGTATAAAAAATTTTGCATCTAAAAAAGGATATGATTTAGATGAAAATATTATTAATGATATAATTAATGATAGTAATAAAATAATGTTAACTTTAAATTTAAAAAAAGTTTTTGGATTTTTAAGATATTACTTATTAACTAAAAAAAAATTTAATTTATTATATTATGATATGTTTTATGAAATTTTAAATTTTATTAATGCAAAAAGAATATCATTTATTAATTTGCAAAAAATAAAGGATTCTATTAATGAAATGTATATAAATTTAATACCAATGAATGAATTATTACTTTTTTTATATAATGAAGTATCTAATATTTATAAAGATAATAATCATTTTCAAAATAAATTATTAGAAATTACAATATTATGTGATAATCGTCTAAAAAAAGGAAATAAAGAATGTTTACATTTAGAGTTTTATGTTGTATCAATTATTGATTTAATTCAAAATTTATAAAATAAATATTTAGAAAATTAAGTTTACGTTTATTTTATATTTAAAAATAAGTTTATATTTTTAGATAATATAAAATGTCAAAAGATTATTATAATATATTAAATATAGATAAAAATGCATCAGATGAAGAGATAAAAAAAGCATATAAAAAACTTGCACTTCAATATCATCCTGATAAAAATCAAGGAAATGAAGAAGCATGTGAAAAATTTAAAGAAATTGGTGAAGCATATGGAATATTAAGTAATAAAGATAAAAAAGCAAATTATGATAACATGGGATTTGTGGATGAAAGTTTTGGAGATTTTGAAGATCCATTTTCAGTATTTAATGAAATTTTTAGATCTCATATAAATAATTTTATGAATATGAAATACGAAAATGATATTAATTTAAGTAATATTTTTAGTAATATGTCAGGTATGCCAGAAAAATCATTTCCATTTGGAAATGTACATGTACGTGTTCATACATTTACAAATGATATTTATGATAATAATAAAAGAATAGACGATGAAAATTTAGATGATGAAGAAAATGATAAGGATTTTGTAAAACAAAATTTAGGTAATATTTTCAATAATTTATTTAATAAAAAAAATAAAATTCATTCTGAAGAAAAGATAAAAACAAAAATAAAAACAAAATTAATTTATAATAAACCGGATAGTATTAATTATAATATTACTGTATCTTTTAGTGATATTTATAATATGAAGAAGAAAAAAATTACAATAATGAGAAAAAGGAAAAAAAATGGTGTTTATATAGAAAAGAAAAAAAAGATTGAAATACCAATTTATGGAAGAGAAATATTATTAGAAAATGAAGGTCATGAATTAAAAGATTATAAAGAAAAAGGTGATATTATTATTAATATTTTTAATAAAAATGATACTAATTTTAAAAGAATAAATGAATATGATATGCTAACAAGTAAAGAAATAACAATTAATGATTTATATGGTAAATTATTTTATGACTTAATATTACCACATGGTGAGATTTTAAAAGTAAAAGCAGATAAGATATTATTGGATAAACATTTAATTCAAAAAATAAATGGAAAAGGGCTTCCATATGAAGAGAATGATATAATAAAAGAAGGTGATTTATATATATTATATATTGTTAAATTTCCTAGTAATATAGAAGATTTAAAATTTATTGAAAAAAATAATAGTGAAGAAATTAATAAAAATGAAGAACATTATATATTAGCAGAAAATACTGAAATTCATAAAATTTTTGAATACTAAAAGTATTACAAGAATGAAAGTATGTATTATCAAATCATAATATAATAGTTGATTTTTAATTATTCTTATATTTGGTTTCATTATTGCTAATTATTTTTATTTAATAGTTTTTATTCTTAAATTGAAAAATAATATTATTTTATTAATAATAATATTATTTTTTTAATATTATATTATATATGGATTGTTTATCAAATGAAACAATAAAGTTATTAAAAAATATACATAATATTTCTAAAAATAATTTTATAAAAAATTCTTTTACTACTAATAAGTTTTTTATGAATTTATATAAAAATATTAAAATAATTATTAATAAAATAAAAATAGATAAATTATCTATTACACTTATTAATGAAAATTACAGTAAATATTTAAATAATAATAAATTTACTTCAGAAAATATTATGAATAAAATATATTCAAAAATAAAATATTGTTATAAATGTACTTTTGAAAATAATACTATTTTATATTATACAAAAAGTAAAAAATATAATAAAAATGTTATCATTCATATGTTTAAAATGATTAAATTATTAAAAATATTATTTAATAGAAATAATTATGATCAATTAATAATATATTTTGAAACAGATGAAAAAAAAAAATTTCCAAAAAAAGGTACTATTATTGGTCCAGATAATGTTAACAGTGGTTTAACATATTTAGATTTACATAAAAATGGTAAAATAATATTATATAGAAAGCAAGAATTATTAAAAGTACTTATTCATGAATTAATTCATAGTAATTTAATTGATTCAGACATTATTTTTTCAAAAAAAATAAAGAGTTTTAGTAATAATTTTTGTGTTTCTTATAATATATTATTAAATGAAGCGTTTACAGAATCAATAGCAACAATAATTAATATTTTTTATATTCATATAACCTGTAAATTTAAAATGAATATGTTAAATAGTATGTTTGATAATGAATTATTTTATTCAAATTATATTATTTCAAAAATTATGAATTTTTATGATATTTCTAAAATAAATGATATATTAAAAAAAGAAGGTTATTGTAAAAATAATTTTCCACAAAAAACAAATGTTTTTGCATATTATATATTAAAAAATATATTATTAACAAAATATGATGATTTTGGTAAATTATTAGAAAAATACTCAAAAAATTATAAATTAGTTACTGAAAAAGGAGTAAATGAATTAATTAATTTAATAATAAATAATATTAATATTTTAGATAATAACTTAATTAATATTAAAAATGATAAGAATAAAACATTGAGATTATGTTTATATGAAATTGATTTATAATAGCATATATTTATTAAAAAAATAAAAAAATTGATTTAAAATATAAGCACTAATTTAATATAGTTAGTTATAACATAATAAAAATGGGAATAAAAAATTTAAAAGTGATTTTGAACCAAAAATGCCAATTGGCGATAAACACAAGAAAATTAGATAGTTATAGAGGTATGACGTTAGGTATAGATTTGTCAATATATTTATATAAATATTTGTATAATAATGATGATCATATTGAAGGTTTAACACGTTTAATTTTTAGATTATTGAAAAATCAGATTACGCCTTTTTTTGTTTTTGATGGAAAACCTCCAAAAGAGAAGGATGACACAATACAAGAACGTAAAGAGAAAAAAGATGTTATGAATATTAAGAAGAGTTTATTGGAATTATCAATTAACAATAATAATAATCATAGTTATTCTGATTTTAAAAATATAATTCTAGGGAATTTAAATAAATCTAATGAGTCATATGTTATTGATGAAGAGGATATTAAAATACTTTATGAAAAGTCTCCTGAAGAATTAAAAATTGAAATGGATAAATTAAATAAAAAAATTATTTATGTTACACAAGATCATATTAATACATCTAAGAAATTATTTGATTTGTTAGGAATTAAATATATTCATATTGACTGTGAGGCAGAAGGATTGCTATCAATGTTATGTAAAAATAATGTTATAGACGGTTGTATTTCTGAGGATACTGATATACTTGCAAATGGAGGTTATTTATTTTTACGAAATTTTAATGCAGATAAAAATACAATAGATGAGTATTGTTTAGAAGGTATTTTAAATAGTATGAATTTTACCCATGATCAATTTGTAGACATGTGTATTTTATGTGGTTGTGATTATACTCCAAAAATAAATGGATTAGGTCCAATTTCTGCATATAAATTAATATCAAAATATGGAAATATTGAAGAATTTATTAAAAATAATATTAAATATAATATTCCAGAGAATTTTGATTACAAAGTAGCTAGAAAGTTATTTCAAAATCCAGTTAGTAAAGAAATCTATGATAGTATTGATAAAAATACTAAGCTTTCAATGCCAAATATAAAGGATTTAAAAGAGTTTTTAAAGAGTACTAAATTAAAAGAAAAGTTTTTTAATGAAATTGATAAAAATCTAATGAATTATTATTTGAATATTGATGGTATAAATCAATATGAAGATAGTACAAAATTAAAAAAAATTACAGATTTCTTTAATATATTAAAGAATAATAATCATACAAATAATACACTAAATAATACATCAATAAATACAGTTACAAATATACCTACAATTACAAGTACAAATGTTTAAAAATTATTATTTTTAGAAATATTATGAATTTATAATAATAACATATGTAAATAATTAAAATTTAAGAAAAAATATAATTTTATAATTTATTGTTAAGATTATTATAAATTAGGTGTAATGTTAGTAATAATATTATTATATAATTTAATAAATTATATAATTTTATTAATCATTTTTTTATAATATTACTAAACAACTGTTGTAATAGGTGTAGTTGTTTCAGTAGTTGATGATACAAAATGATTCTTTAAAAATGTTTGAAGATTAAAAAATGTTACAACAGTATCACCTGGTTGAAGTAATTCTTTTAATTTTTCATCAGGTAAAATTTGTTTTTTGAAGCTTGGATTTTGAAGATTATGTTCTTTAACATAAGCTATAATTTTTGATGTAACTTCAGTTCTTGGAATTTTTTCCCCTAATTGCATACCAAGAAACTTTGATAGCTCAGGTGAGATTGATGTTGGTTTAACAATTCCTGATGGGTTTTTCTTCTTATCACTCTTCTTCTTAATTTTTGATTCATTTTTCTTTGATTTTTTTCTTTCTAACATTACTTCTCTTTGTAATACTTTTAAATTAGAATATAATGTCTTCATAACAGCTTGAATATCTTGAAATTGACTAATAAATTTATTAAAAAGAATTTCAGTATTAGATTCTTCAACATTTACAGTTAATGTAGTTGGTTCAACAACTGTTTCTTCATTATTAACAGAAATACTACTATTTTCAACAGTTTTTTCTACTACTTGTTCTACTACTTGTTCTACTACTTGTTCTACTACTTGTTCTACTACTGGTGGTGTAACAACAACTTGTTTTAATGTTTTGCTTTCTACACTAGTTTCTGTTTTATCTTCTGAGCTTTTCTTAACTTTATTTCCACTTTTCTTAGTTTTTACCTTGGTTTCAGTAACTTGTGACATTATTATATTCTTATTATAGGTAATAATTTTTAAAAATTTACGCGTAGAAAATTTATCATTACTATTTATTTTTTAATTAAAATATAATATTTTAATTAAAAATCTTATTTAATTTTCTGTATCTTAATTAAGATTATCTTAGTATAATGACTAAAGAATTTAAAAAAAATATATTTAAAAGATATTTCAAAAAAAAAAATTTAGATTATACATTTTTAAAAGGTGGAGCTGATGATAATGTTTCTAAAAAAAAAGGAATAATTAATTATGCAAAAGATATTTCAAAATCTGTAGGAAAAGTATTATCAAGTCCAACAAAAGCAATTGAAGATGCAGGAGAAAGCATTGCAAAAGGTATTAATTATGCAAGTAAATTATCATTAGAAAAATCAATAGATAATGTGAGTGGTTTACAAAAAAAATTCAAAGATTCAGCGCCAACTACATATAAGTATACAGAGAAAGCAATTGGTTTTACTAAAAAAGTTATATCAAAGATGGATTATATTATTCTTGTTTTATTAATATCTGTTTTTATAATAACAACAGTACTTTATCATGTAAAGTATAAAAATAGTATTCTTTATTATATAAGTACAATTTTTTTGATTATAACAATAGTATTTATATATTTCAGATTTATTCCAAGTTTACCATATTTTTTTAAATCAGATTTTTACTTTTTTATGAAATATTATTTTTATTTTTTAGTATTATTTTCATTATGTTTTTATATTTTAATGTACTTAAATAATTCAAGTAATCCTACTTCAAGATCAGAATCAAAAGTATTTTTTTATTTATTATTAATATTTTTTCTTATTATAATAAGTGAAATATTGAGTACTCCACAAGAAGATCTTACTAAATTTATTATGATAATAATATTTTCATTGATATTAGTTTATATTATGAGCAAAATTGTGAATCATTATAGTAAATCAAATTTTACAAAAAATATTGGAATAATATTTGGAATCTTATTATTTGTATATATATCAGTATTATTAATTATATATTTTATATTTGAAAGTAAAGATAAAAGTAAAGCATCTAATTTGTATAGTACATTTAATTATGCTATTATTAAAAATCTAAATTTTTTAATATTTTTTACTGTTTATTTATTTATTTTTAAATCTACATATTCATTTTTTGATACTAATACAAATTTATCAACTATATTACAACCTGCTATTTTAGGAATATTATTAATATTTTTTATTTTTTGTATAATTATTTATTTTGCATTAAAATCAAAACTTATTAATAAAAATCAAATATTTAATACTTTTTTTGCATTACTTTCAATTTCTATATTTTTAGGTTTAATGTTATTACAAACATTTATGTCTAGTTTATCAGCAATATGTTCTGGGCAAGAGACTCAATCAAATGATAGTAGTGAAAATGTATCTATATTATTAATAATTTCAATAATAATTGTTTTATGGTATGATGATGAAAGAAATTGGCATCAATTAGGATCTATTTTATTTATAATAATAACAATATTTGCATTATATGTAATGTTTTATTATTCAACTACTCATCCAAGTTGTGGACTATTATCATTTTGGTTATTTATAGAATGGTGTATATTAATATCTTATCGAAAATTAAATAGCAGAAATTCACTTCATTTTTCATTTATGAAAACATAGATTATTCATTTTAGATAAGAACTTTTGTCTACTATGAAATAATCTTTATTTATAACGTCTAGACTTATTTTAACTATAGAATTTTTAGTAATTTCATTACTAAAATTATATTTATAATAACAGTTAGTATTTTTAATTTTAAAAAATACTGATTTATTAGATTCATTAACTAATACAAGAGATAAATTTGATATTATACTATTCATATCATAAATATATGATATATCAAATGTCAAAATAAATTTAGATAAATTATAAGTATCTGGTATAATTATGTAAAAATTATTAGTATCTTTAATTTCTAAATCAATATTTAGATTTTTATTTTCAATTTTATCAGTTTCTTTTGAATTTCTAAAATGTTCTGATTCATTAGGTTGAACAGGTTGAAGAACATTTTTATCTTCAAATATATTATTTGGTATAAATAATTCACTATATTCTGGGTGAGTTGATAATAAAGAAAGTCCATTTTTTTCACTAAAACCATAAAAATTTTCATTATCATAAATTAAAAGACCAGGTACCATTTTTTCTTGTAGACCAATAGATATTCCTTTTTTAAAAGATCCTCCGCCTTCACAAGTAAGAGAAGCATAAATATAATCTTCGTCATCATTATTAATTATTGAAACTTCTCTATTACTTAAAATCTTAATATTTTGGGAAATTATATCTTTTTGATTCATTATATTATTAAATAATCTAGTACATTACTTTTTAAATATTTTTATAATATATTTTTATAAAAAATGTGAATTAAGTTAATATAAAAATAATACTATCATATATTAGTAATAAATAATGACAGGAGGTCTTTTACAACTTGCTGCATATGGGGCACAAGATATATATTTAACAGGTAATCCTCAAATAACATATTTTGTAGGAGTTTATAGAAGATATACTAATTTTGCAATACAATCTGTACCACAATATTTTACAGGAAATGCTGATTTTGGTCAAAAAGTATATGTATTAGTTGATCGTATAGGTGATTTAATTAATGCAATGTTTTTAAGAATAAAATTACCAGATATTTCACAATATAATTATACTGATGAAGCAGGTAATTTAGTAGAATATTATTGGGTAAATTCTATTGGACATGCTATAATAAAGATTATTGATGTTGAAATTGGTGGGGTTGTTATTGATAGACAATATGGTCTTTGGATGGAAATATGGGGTGAGTTAACAACACCAGTTGGTAAAAAAGCAGGTTATAATAGCATGATTGGAAAATCAGATTTTCCAGTAAACTTAGATAATGGTGGGGCATTAGATTTATATGTTCCATTATATTTTTGGTTTAATAGAAATATTGGCCTATCATTACCATTAATTGCACTTCAATTACAAGAAGTAAGATTTAATGTTACTTTTCGTCAATATAAAGAGTTGGTTATATCAAGTACTGGAGTTCCTTTAATAACAAATAATAATCCATTAGAAATAACGCAAGCATGGATTGATATAGATTATATATTTTTGGAAGATGATGAGCGTAAAATTTTTGCAAAAAATAATCATCAATATTTAATAGAGCAATTACAGGTTTATGCTACATCATTAACAAGTAATGGATTAAGACAAGATCCCACAGATCCAAATAAAATGACACGTATACCAGATTTAAATCAAAATATTTTATTAGATTTTAATCATCCTGTAAAAGAATTGTATTGGGTTATTCAAAATAGTACTGTACTATCAGTTTATCCTTATGGTGGAAATGAATGGTATAATTTTTCATCACAATCTTATAAAAATGGAAAAGTAAATGGTTCTGATCCAATGATTCGTGGAAAACTGATATTTGAAGGACAAGAATTATTTAATGTAAAAGATGCTAAATATTTTAGAACAGTTGTGCCATATCAACGTCATACCAATGTACCTAATAATTTTATTTATGTATACAGTTTTTCATTGAATCCTGAGGAATTTCAACCTTCAGGCAGTTGCAATTTTAGTAGAATTGATAGCCAAATGCTTTATTTAGAAATATCTGATGAATTAATCGATCCAATAATAACAATATTTGCAAGTAATTATAATATTTTAAACATTGCAGGAGGCATGGGAGGCCTTGAATATACTACTTAATTTAAAAAGTATGACAGATGCAAAAGCAATGAATCATTTTATAAATCATGGTATTTATGAAAAAAGAAAAATATTTCAATAAAAGTTTATTTTTAAGTTAATTATCATAAAATAATTTTATATTTGAATTAAATGTGGTAATGCAATACTTGCATCATAAGAAACTTCTACTAATCCTGTTAATATTAATATTGCCCCTAATTTCTTTTCATCTCTATTTATTCCTTCATTAATCATTCTACTAAATTCATCTAATAATACATTTTGTAGTTTTAATTTAGATTTTTGATGCTTAATTATATTAGGTGGAATATTGAAAACAATACCATTCTGAACAATTTTTTGTTTAGATTCCATAGTCATACTTGATCTATAATTCCAAATATCTTCCATTTTTAAATAAAGTTCCATTAAGTTAAAAAGACTTAAATCTTTAAACCAATTATGATCAGTATAATTATCAAGCATATTTATTTGATAAAAAACATCTTTCATTTTCATTTCAGTTTCTTCTTCAAATGTTAATATCTTCCTTTCAATACTTAAATCAACTCCATTATTAATTAATCTATTTACATATTTATTAATATTGTTCTTTTCATAATCACTAAAAAGGCGAAATGTATAAGGACATGATTGATAATCAGAAGTAATTATTTGCATTAATGAACGTATATCGTAACAATATTTTTTTTTAGTAATATTATCATAAAATATATAAAAATATTTACTTGGAATTTCATACTTACATGTAAATGTCAAAACATCTTCATTATTTGAACATACTTTTCTTCTTTGTATAAGCCATTTTCTAATGAAACTTTGTATTAATATAACAAAAGTTACATTTGAAATATAATATCGTTCTTTTGCAATTATTTTTTTTAATAAATCTATTAAAATAATCTTTGTTTGCTTTGTATTAATAATTTTACTTAGTTCACAATTTTTAATTGATTTTCGTAAACTATAAATACTAATAGGTTTATTGTTAGAAATAATTTCATATAATTCTTCTTTAGAATATATTTTTTTTAATTCTTTTTCAGAATCTTCACTATTTTCTAATTTATTAACAATTTCAATAGGTAAAGAATTAATTGTAATTTCTTTATATAAAATTAAATTTTTACAATTTAAATGCTTACCACATAAAATTTCATTATTTTTAGGTTTATTATTACATTGTATATTAATATTATTTTTATTTTGTACTGATCTACATAAAGTTAAATTTATTTTATTCATTATATATATATATATTTTATTGTTTTTTTAATATCAATAATTATTAAAAATATAAAATCATTTTTTTTATATTTTATTAAAAAAATAAAAAAAAAATTGATTTTTATTTTTGACTTAAAGATATTATAATTATATTACTTATACACAAAACTTACTAAAAATGAGCTTTTACACCACTGAAAACTTTAACGCTGAAAACTTTAACTTTAAATTAAAGGTTGTAGATGGAAAACAACAAATCAAACTTACATCTAAGGATGGAAAGCTTGCTATTGTAAATACTCCATTTATGATTTTTCCTTTTCCTGTTAGCTCTTATGCTAAGAGTAAAGGAAGTACCGACACTATTACTGATTGGACACTTGACATTAAAGCATCTTGTTACGAAACACTTGATCTTAAAACAATTGACTACGATTATGGTAAGAATAGTATTATGATTAAGAAACTTTTTGGAGAATTTGAAAAAATACAAAATATGTTAACAGATTTTGCTGTTGAAAATTCTGTAAAATTATTTAAGAAAGAATTAAAACGAGAAATTATTGAAGAAGCATATGTTGCTAAATTTATTAAAAAGAATGATAAAAAAGATCCTGATGGAAATTCTTATCCTGATAGAATTACTACCAAAATTATGAAAAGTATTAAGACTGGTAATCCAGATATTATTATTGAAGATTTTGAAGAAAATTCTATTCCAATTGAATCTTGGAATGACATTGAGACTAAGGTTGCTGAGTTAATTCCAAAAGGAACCCCTGGAAGATCAATTATTATGCTTCGTCCTTATTTAGTTAATGGAAAATTGGGCATGACAATTAAGTTATGTGCAGTTCAAGTTGATGATAAAAAGAAGAATGCAGGATCAAATGTCTTTACATTTAGATCTGGTCCTTCATCTTTTTCTGCTCAAAAACCTACTGAAAATGTAGCTGCTCCAAAAGCTGAAGAAACAGTTGTTGATTCAGAAGAGGAAGAAGAAGAGGAAGAAGATGATGAAGGATCTGAAGTAGATGTTGAAGAATCATAAATTTAAAGTAAAAAATAAAAATAAAAAAATTTATAAAATACAAAAATAAAAATTTAATAAAAATAAAAAAATTTAATAAAAATAAAAAAATTTAATAAAAATAAAAAATTTAATAAAAATAAAAAATTTAATAAAAATTTAATAATTTATCAATATATATTATAAATGGTTTATAATATATATCTTAATTCTCCTCAATTAGCATATAATGCTAATAAAAAAAAATATTATATTTATGTTATAAATAAAAACAAAAAGTTATCAGAAAAAAAAATTAATCAATATAGTCCATATTATTTTAGAACTTCGTATAATTCAATATATAATTCAAATGAAGAGATTAAACCATATTAAATATTTTTATAATAAAAATTAACTTAAACATATTTTCATATTATAATATAAAAATATGGATAAAATTTTATTATTTGATGTAGACGGTACACTTGTTGAATCAAGTGAAAATATAAAACCAGATATGGCAAGTATACTTAATTCTTTTAAAAAAAAAGGTTATTCATTGGGTGTAGTTGGAGGCGGTAAATTAGATAAAATTATACAACAATTTGGTAAAGAATTTTATTTTTCACATTATTTTTCAGAATGTGGATCATGTTATCATATAAATAAATTGGCTCATGGATTATTACCAATAGAAATTTATAAAAAAGATATTAGAAATCATAAATATTATAATGAAATAAATAAATTAGTAAAATGTGCATTACATTATTTATCAAATGTGTCATATACTATTACTGGACATTTTGTAGATTTACGTAATGGTTTAATATATATTTCTTTGATTGGAATGAGTGCAAATAGTGAAGAAAGAAATTATTTTATAGATTATGATAAAAAATATAATATTAGAAAAGAATTATTAAAACTATTGCATAGTAAGGCTGTAGAATTAAATATTTTTGATGAAGTTTCAATTACTGAAGGAGGAAGTGTTGGAATAGCAATTTATCCAAAAGAATTTGATAAAATTCAAGTTTTAGATACTATTACAAAAGATGATTATTATGAAATTCATTATTTTGGAGATAAATACGAAAAAGATGGTAATGATTATAATATTATAAATGATGAAAGAGTTATTGGTCATTATGTGAATAGTCCTGATGACACAATGAAAATTTTAAAAAAATTATTAGATTAGTTATAGTTTATTCATCTTTTGGTGTAATTGTAAGTGATTTGAAATCATCATTAACTAATTTTTGTAAAAAAAATTTTATTTTATTACCTCTTTCACGATTAAATATATAATATTTATTTAAATATATATTCCATACTCTGCCAAAAATATATAATTCTAATATTGAAGTATCTCGTATACTTTTTAAATAACCACTTTTTTTTTTAAAACCTACTTTTGATATATAAATTACATGACTATTAATGTTCATAGTACTTATTTCATCTTCAGAAATGTATTTATAAGTACTTATAATATTTTCATATTTTTTTAATTTTTCACGTATACTAGTTTCATCCATTTATAATTTAAAATAAAATAATTTTTAAGTTTATTTTATTTAATAGTTTCTATTTCATCTGAAAAATTAAAAACATATTCTTGATTTTTTAATTTCTTTCTTTTTCCAATTAAATTCATTTTTTTATCAAATAATGAATTAGATAAAACACAACAATTAATTGTACCTCTTTTCTTATCCTTTACTTCTTTAATAACTGTATAAAATTCATTTTCATAAAGAATAGTATGGTATTGAGAAGATATTTTCTTTAAAATTCCAATCTCTTCTCCACCATCTTCTCCTTCTGGTTCATAAATAATATTGTTATCAACATTTAACCATAGTTGTTTACCTTTGGTTGTAAAAATTGGAATACAAGAAACACCTTCATCATCATCTTCTTCTTCATCTTTTGATTTTGAAGAAATAACTTCATCACCTTCATCATCATCTTCTTGATCATCTTCTTGATCATCTTCATCATCTTTCTTAATATTTTTCGAAGATGATGATGTAATTAGATCAATTACTTCAGATAATGATGTTTCATTATTGTTAGTTTTTGAAGATTTTTTATTAGGTTTTTCATTACCTACAATATCTTTACTAATTATGTTACTATTATTTTTCAATAATTGATGTGCATAACTTGTTAACTGATTTGCTAATTTCGGATTTTTATGATTCATGATAAGTAATACGGGATGATCAGAATCAGAAAAAATAAAACTATTTCCTCCATTCTTCTTTTTTGCACCTCTTTTACCCATATTTTCAAAAAAATCGTCATTTACATCAGCTAAATATCTTGTTTTATCATGTTGATTTTTAGGTAGTATATCTTTATCAAATATTTTTAAACCTTCTTTATTAAAATTTACCATACGAAGATGTAGGTGACAAATATCTTTTCCATCTTGTAATGTTTTTGAACATCTACAATATGCATGTGTTTTTGTAACACCATTTTTCTCTTCTTTTACAAGATACACTTTTACATCATTTTGTATATCTTTAAAAGCTTCTCCAATAGTAGTATATCTAACTGCAGCAATGCAATATTTTTTTTCCGAAGAATCTTTTTTTGATACAATAGCAGAATTATTTGAGCTATCTTTTTGCTTTTCGCTTATATTGCTCATTAATAATGACATTGCCTCATTTTCTAATACTTTTGTTGACATTTTTAATTTTTATAAAAAAATATTAATTGATTATATTTTTAAAAAAAAATAATCAATTTTTATTTTTAAAGATACTTTGATGCATTTATTGCACTTGTATAATTTTTATTTACTTTTGATTTATACAAATTTATATTATTATCATATTTTTTAGGTTCATATTTAACAGAATCATCTTTATACACTGAATATATCATTAATGCTTTTTTGACTCCAACAGTTTCATTTTTATTTATTTTTATTTTTGATATTTTTTCAATACTTGTACTTGGATCATTATTTCTAATTATTTTTTTAGATTTTTGAGTTAGATCGTCGTAATTAATAATATTATTCATTATACATTTATTATTTCATATTTTAAATAATAGATTGATCATTGAAAAATAATAAATCAATTTTTTATATAAGTTTTTCATAACTTGTTACTTTTGTATTATATACACTATTTTTATTATTTTTTTTACTATTAGTATTACTATTTTTATTCTTATTTTTATTTTTTAATGTTATTATTTTTTTAATTACTTCTTGCTTTAAATCATTATTTTCTCTAAATTTCATATTTTTTAAATATTCTAATGAAATATAATTACTACTATTAAATAATAAATATTTTTCATCATCATACTTATAATAATATTTACCATTATTTTGCATCAATGATTCACTATTAAATTCTGTAGGATAAAATTTATTATAACTTTTGTAAATTATTTCTTTATTAACTATTTTATTATTAGAATTAATTTTAAATTTGATATCAATTGTTAATTCCCATATAGATGTTACTTCAATATTATTTTTTTTCTTATTAAATCTTACACTCTTAAATAAAGCTAACATATCACCTATTAACTTATCATTACATACAAAAATATTATTTCTAATTGCATTATTAGTATCATTACTATTAATATAATCTTTAGTTAATAGTTCCTCTAATTGTTTTTTAAAAAATGATAATTTATAAGAAACACTACTTCTATTAAAATTTGAAGAATATTCCCAATCTATAATGCTATCTTGATTTTTAATATTAATAAACTCATTATTTAACATTTTTGTATTCCAATATTCTTTTAAAATACTTAATTCATCTTTATCATTAAGTACATAATTCCCAAATTTTTTTTTAAAAGTATCAAATGACTCTTTATTTTTAATATTACTATTACACATATATGGTAATGGGAAAAATACTATATTTGGAATATTACTAAATAAAATCATTGATGATTCAATTGAATTATAATCAAGTGATGTATAAATAGGATTAAAATCATTATTTTTATTTAATTTTTCAAATAAGATCTTATTTTTACTATTTTCTTTACAAATCATACATTCTTTAATACCAATATTTTCAAGTATTGGAAATTCATCATAATTTATTTTTTTTATATTATTTTTATTATTTTTTTTTGAAAAAAGTGTACTAAAAAAAGATGTTTTACTCTTTATATTATTATTAATTGAATCAATTACTTTATTACTAGATGTACCATTACATATTAAATATATTTTTTGATTCTGTAAAGTTATAAACTTACTCATTAACTATAATATAGAAAAATAATTTGAATGTTATTTTTATTTTTCGTATATTTTTATAAACTAATTTATGAAATAAATTATATATGTTTGAAAATAAAGTTAAAGTTTATGTTGAAATCGAAAAGTTAAGTAATATTAAATATGAATACGATAAAGATAAGAAAGAATTAGTTGTTGATAGAATATTGAATGAACCGTTTGTATATCCTTTTGCATATGGTTTTATACCAAATACTATTGCGGATGATAAAGATGAACTTGATGCTTTAATTATAACTGATAAGGAAATTAAAAATAATACTTATTATGATGTTTATATAATAGGTACTTTAGTAATGGAAGATGAAAAAGGAATGGATGAAAAAATATTAACAGTTTTTGAAGAAGATTATGAAATTATAAAAGATATTAGCGATATTAGTAATAGTATTAAAGATGAAATTCATTATTTTTTTTCAAATTATAAGAAAAATAGTCCAGGTAAATGGTCAAATGTAATTGGTTTTATTAACAAAGAATTATCAATACAACTATATCAAAAATCAATTATTTAAGAAATTAATATAACGGATACATATACCCATTATTATAAAAATAATTACTATATCCAGGTTGATATTCTCTATCAATAATATAAGGAATCCAAGTTGTTATTGGAACATAAAAATTTTCTAAAAAATAATATTTATTTAATGTATAAAATAATAAAAAACATAAAATAAATAAAATTATTACAAGAATCATATATTTAATAAAATATTTTTATTTTTATTATTTTATAATATATTCATCTTCAACTATTTTACCAGAATCCATTTTAATAAATCTATTTACTAATTCAAGCAGTGTATCATCATGAGTAATAATAATTAATGTTGAATTTTTGCTTAATTCTTTAATAACATTTATAATATTTTCCTTATTTTCTTTATCAATGGCAGATGTTGGCTCATCTAATATTACTATTTTATTTTTTTTACAAATAGATCTTAATATATGAACTAATTGACGTTGTCCTCCTGATAATTTGCTTCCTTCAACACCAACATTACTATTTAATCCATCTTTTAAGTTTTTAAATACATTATTTACTTTTAACTTATCACATAATTCTAATATTTCTTTTTCATTATAATCATTTCCATATTGTATATTTTTTAATATTGATGTATTAAATAATTTACTATTTTGATTTACATAACTTATCTGTTTTCTTAAATCATTTAAATCATATTCATTAATATCTACTTCATCTATATATACTGTTCCAGATGGTAATTTATAATAACCCATTATTAATTTTATTAATGTTGATTTACCATTACCAGATGGTCCAATAATGGCTATTTTCTCTTGATCCTTGATTGTTAAATAAAAATTTTTAAATAAATAACTATCTTTAGTATAACCAAAATTTAAATTATTAATAATAATATTACCTTTATTAATTTTTTTTATTATAGTAGTATCTTCATTAGGTATATTTATATTATTAGTATCAATTTTATATAAATCATGAAGAAATGGATCAACTGCTTTTAATGATCCATAATAATGTATTAATGTTGGTAGTGTTGAGTTAATAGTCGTAATACATGGAATATAATAAATTATTGTAATAAATATAGCCATTAAATTTGTAAATGATAATTCTTTTTTTATAAATAAATATACTGAAAATGAATTAAGAAATATAAATATAAACATTGATCCTGCACTTGAAAATATTGTTGATTTTGTTAAACAAAATAAATTTTCTTTAAATTTAGTTGTATAATTTTTTGTATGATTTTCATAATCATTTATTTCTTTATTTAAATATCCATTTGAATATATTGAAAAAGAATTTGATAATCTATCTTGTGTATTTTCATTTTTCCCTTCAAATAATAAATGACGTTCTGTTGAAATATGTGCACATGAAATAAAATATTTTAAATTGAAATAGAAAAAAATTACCAATATTATTATTGAAATTATTCCTAATTTAGGATTTAAAAATAAAAAATAAATATTAATAACTACTATTGTTAAAAATCTAGGAAAAATCCATATACAAAATTCTGTTATAAATTCTTTTAAATATTGTGGAACAGTTGATAATCTTGTAATAATTTTTCCTAATTCAATATCTGTAATACTATTTTCATATTGTTTTAATAAATTTTTAAAAATATAATTAATAATAAATCCATTTAATTCGGGTATCATATATGATTCAATATATGTTGTACTACAATTTGATATATTAACAATTATTAACAAAACAACTATATAAATAAAATATTTTAAAAATATATTTACTGATGTTTTACTACTTAATACTTCAAAAAAATTACTATATATTTGTGGAACTACAATAGATTCTAATGGAAATGATAATATTGTAAATATAATATATATAATGACTGTAAATTTATAATTTTTTATAAAAGAATTAAATATTTTTAAAATGTACATAACAATATATAATATAAAATATTAAAATTATTTAAAAAAAAATTATTAATAATATTTATAGATGTCTATAATTATAAAAAGTAGAGGAAAAAAGCTATCAAGTACTGATTATGAAAGACCAACCGTTACAATCACAGAAACAATGCAAAATAAAAAAGACATTGAAGAACAATTGAAAGATTATGAAGAGGTAAGCAATGAAGATATAAATTTTATATCAATTAATTCTCAATTGAAATATATATCTTATGATAAAAAAAATAAAAAAGAATTATTTAGATTTGGAGGTTTATTAGTAAAGATTGATAAAGAATATTTAGTATTAGCAGGTAAGGATGGTTTACGTTTTTCAGTACAAAGATATACAAGAAATGATAAAAATGAAATAATACATATTACAAGATTTTTCAGAAAACGTAAACAAATTGAAATTGTAAAAGAACAAATTAGTCAATCAGAAGAGTATATTAATGAACAAAATAAATTTATTATTCAACAAAAAAAAGAAATAAATGATTTAAAAAAACAATTAAAAGAAGCAATGAAAAAAAAATAATATAAATATCTTTTATGTTAATCTGCAATAATAGATCCACTACAGTTTATTAATTTAACTAATCCATGAAAAGTAAACATATCATAAAAATTTAGTGTACTATTTTTTTTTGTAACTTTACCATTAATTAAAAATTCAGCCCAATCTTTAAATATAATATTTTGATCATATTTTTTAATATTATCAATGCTATTTGAAATAAATAATTCTTTTTCAAAGTTATCCATCTTTATAAAATATATAAAAGATTCTAAAAAGTCATTTTTATTTTCAAATAACATCGCATTTTTTTTGTTTATATATAACATTTCAGATATTTCACATTTTTTTATAAAAATTGGAATACCTGTTGCACATGCTTCCATTGGTGTTTTTCCAAATGTTTCTGATATACTTGTAAATATAAAAATTCTATTATCCAATGATTGATATAAATCATTTATTTCTTTTTGATCTTTATTTCCATGAAATATTATTTTTGATTTAATTTTAGAATATTCTAATTCAATAATTGTTTTTAAATTATCAAGATATGGTCCATCACCAATTATATGTAAATAATAATTATATTTATCATTTAATATTGCACAACAATCAATAACTTCTTCAATATTCTTTTCTTTTGATATTCTTCCGGTATAAATAATATTATAAAAATTTTGATCATAATCATCTTTTTTAAATGTATTAAACGTATCTAGATTTATTTCATTTGCATTAAAAACAGAATTTGTTAATTCACAATATTTACTTCTTAATTTTTCTCCTGTTACAATAATACCATTAAATATTTTTCTTTGCAAATAATTATCTAAATAATTTAATAAAGAAGTTAAATTATAATTATAAAACTTAAATTTAGAGTATACTTCAGTACCATAAAATATATAGTCAGTATGCATATTTGGATATAATTTTAAATTAGGATTATTTTTTTTAATTTTATATAAAATTTCATAAAGCCATATAAACTCACCGTTAAAAATTATTATTTCATTGCCATTATTTATATATTCTTTTAATTGTGATTCTTTAAGTATTGGAATTTTTATAGAATTATAGAAGGGTAGTGTTAATCCTTTGTTTTTTATAATTTTTAAATTATTTTTTTTTTCACAATTTTCATAATTTTGACTATTTTTAAAAGTTGTAAATAAAATAACATTATAATTATTTTTTAATAAATAATTAATAAATGTTACATATTTAGTAGATACTCCATTTGCAACTTCATATATATTTGATAATATAAAGATTATTTTTGGATAATTCATATATTTTTTTTTAAGAAAAAAAATATAATAAAAAATCTTATTCAAAATTTAATTGTATAAATTCATTAGATAATAATCCTTTTTTACTATTAATATATAAGGTTAAATATAGTGAATTATAATTTTGAAAATTATAATTATTAATATATTTTTCTTCATAAATGTCTTTAATATTATTATTAAATAATTTTTCAGTAATCATTAAAACTTTAAGATTATTTTCAATAATTATATTAAATGTATTTACTTTTTTTGATTTTATTTTTTTATTAATAATTTTATCATTAAATGATCTACTTATAAATGATTTATTTCTATTTACATTTAAATTAATAAAAAATAAGTCATCATTTGCTTTTAAATTATTAATATCTTCTAATAATAATTTTTTATTTGAAAATATAATATATATATCAACATTATTATTTTTATTAATATTATAACTAAAATTTATTGGTATTGATAAATATTTAACATCGTTAAAATCTATAAGCAATTTTTTTGAAAAAAATATATCAAACTTATTTACATTATTTATTTTTAATATACCTTTATCTATTATATATGGTTTAATTGATTCTTTATAATTATATGATATATCCCAAGAAGTTTCTGATAACCATTCTGGTTTAAACGATACAGATTGACAATAATAATTATCACATATGAAATTATTATAATTTATATTTCCCATTATTTTAAGAAAAAAAAAAAAGATTTTTTAAGAAACTAATTAAAAATAAATTAGTTTTAATATGTTAAAGCAACAACAGTATTTATAAAAGTATTTATTTGAGAAGTAAGTACCTTTATAGTTGATATTCTTTTATATGGTAAATTACCATATAGAACTTTTTTTATAACATTATAATAAGTTCCTTGATAATTAAATATATATACATATCTAGAAGTATTACCTCTTGCAATTTGAAATGTATAATTTGTATTCATTTAATGATATAATATATATATATATAAATTTAAAAATAATAATTGTAAAAAAAAAATATTAATATTAATTATATATGAATAAAATATTTAAGTTTATTTCTAAGAATCTTGGAAAACTAGCATTATTGTTATCATTATCAATTAGTGGAAATGAAGGTGTTCTTTTAGTAATAATTTTAGTAATCGCGTTATATTTAATGCAATCTAAGAAATTTAAAAAGTCTATAAATAAAATAAATATATTTTCTTTTGAAAATAGTCAAAATGGTGAGGTTGAAGATTTAGATTTAAGAGAAAAAGAACAAAATGATAATAATAATTTTGTAGTAAATAAAAAAGTAAATGATGAAAAATGTGATAATATAAAAAAAAATATTAAAGCAGTTATAAATAGAATGGATAAAAGATCTAAAAAAGATCCATATGAAAATAATGTTAATGAATTACAAGATGATTATGATGGTAAAAATAATGATTATAATTTTTTATTAAATGTTAATAATGCAATTTGTAGTACTCCTATATTTAACTTAAGAACTTATAGAGATTTAGATTTCCATTTTAACTTTATAATACATGATTTTGATCCTAAAAAAATAAATAGTTTAATAATGACAAAAGATATTCAAAAATGGATGTCTTCTGCTTCATTAACTAATGAAGATTTAAGCGATAGTTTATTACCAATATATTTTATAAAGAAAGTTAATGGAGTATCAGATGTTTTTGAATATTTAAAAGTATTTATTAATACTGATCCAGATGGTGTTAAAATAGCATTTGTTCAAAGAGGAAGTGACTATTTTGCAGTAAAAGATGATATAGATGAATTAATTGAAAAAGATATTATTAAAGATTTATTAAATAATTCAAGTTATTATAGCTATAATTTATCTGTACATGAAGGTGTGTTAGATTTTTTAGAAAGATTTTTATCACTTGTATTAATAGCTGAACAATATATTGGAGAGAAGGTATCATTAGATATTGAAAACTCACATGAAAATAAGAAAGCTTTCGAATATAATTACAACATTATTAATTCTGAAAATAATATGTTTAATACATCAATATAAAAAAAATACTTAAATAAATGAAGATTATTTTAAGTAATTTTTTAAAAGAATCTTTAATATTAAATAAAAAAAAATATATAAATATTTTTTTTAAGAAAAAATATAAGAAAAATACTATTATAAAAAAAGATTTTTTAAAAAGTAAAAAAATATTTTTTTATAAAAATTTTAGAAAAAAATATAAAAATTATTACCAAAATAGTGTATATTTAAAAAATAAATCTAAAAAAATATTATTAAAAAAAATAGAATCACTAAAAAAAAAAGAAGTAAAAGATAATAATGGTAGTAATTCTATTAATATTATAAATAATAATAGTAATAATACTGATAATAGTACAAAAGATTTTATTGTTAAATTCTGCGTTTTTTTAGGACGTGAGAAAAATATGAAAATATTACATTATTATTTAGAAGAAGCATTAAAAAGTAATATTATTAACGAATATCATATGTTCGATTTTTCAAGAAATAATAATGATCATTTATTTATTAATAATGAATTTCAAAGATTAAAATTGTTATATAATAATAAAATTTATTTACATAATTATGATAATAATGAAATTATTTTAAAAAAAAAAAGAGTAAAAACAGATTGGAATCCATTTTATAAAACTATTTCATCATGGAATGAAAATGATGTTGTTATTAAATGCGACGATGATATATTATTTATTGATATTAATTCTTTGAAAAATGCAATAGAAGATAGAATAAATGATAAAATATCATTTATAATTCATTCAAATTGTATTAATAATGGTGTATGTGCTTATTATCAAAGAGATTTATTTCCAAAATTAAAAAATGAATTAAGTAAATATCCATCTTATGGAATTATGGGAATATTATTTGAAAAGCCAGAGTTAGCATATGTATTGCATAATCAGTTTAGTAATGATTTATTGACAAATATAAATAATATAAATAAATATATATTAGATGATATATATATAACAAGTCGTATTTCAATAAATTTTATATTAATTAATGGATGTGATTTAAAATACTTAGAAAATATAAGTACTGATGATGAATATCAAGTAAGTAGTTTGTTACCTGAAAAATTATTAAGACCCAATAAAATAAAAGGTGATTTAATAACGTCACATTTAAGTTATACTTTTCAAGATAAAATATTATTAAATAGATCTAAACTGCTACATGATTATCAAAAAATTACTGAAAAATATAGTAGTAGAGATATATTTATAGATTTTAAAAAAAATTTTAAATTATCTCCAAAAATTCATTTAAAAAATGACATTTTTAAAATAGAAAGTTTTTTTAATGAAAATAATTTTTATATAAAATGTGTTAACAATAATAAATATTTATATATTGATTATGAAGAAGATCAATTAAAATTAAGTAGTGAAAAAAAAACAATATTTGAAATAAATGATAGTAAATTAAATAAAAATGGAATAATAATAAAATTAGGTATTTATTTTATTACATATTATAGTATATTAGGTAAATTTAGAAATGAAAATATATACATTAGATATTTTAAAGATGAAAAAGAAAAAGAAATTATTAAAGAAAAAAGCAATGAAAATAATTATTTTTATTTAAAATTTGCAAAATATAATAATTATTTATCATTAAAAAGTGATGATTATATATTTATAAGTCCAAAATCTGAATATAAATGGATATTTGAAAAAGTTGAAAATAAAAAATATTTTTATTTTAAAAGAATATTAAAAAATAATAAATTTTATTATATAAATATTGAAAATGAAAATATTTATACAAATTATTGTTTAGGATGGGGAATAAATAACTTACTTTGGTAAATATTTAATAAAAATCATTAGTTGTTAAATTAATTATACCATTTTCTTTTACAAAGATTGTATGTTCAAATTGTGAAATAATTGATCCATTTATATCATAAATAGGAGGATAAGATTGTAATATTTTTTTAGATTCTAATTTTTTTAAAATATTATCATAATTATAACTATTATTATATTCATATAACCATTTTTGACAAAATGGTAATGTATAATAATATTTATCTACTAAATCATAAACAAATTTTTCATCATAATCTTCTATTTTTTTAGCATTATTTTTATAATTTTTATTCATCATAAAATGACTATTAGGTTCTTTTAATATTGTTTTACCATCTCCAGTTGTTATAAAAGGTTCAATTGCATAATATTCATAATCTTTCATTCGTAATGGATAATTTATTGCTATATTTGGTACAGCTTTTCCAGCATGAATTTCATATTTTGCTATTGCATGACCAGATAAATCACTCATTGTTCTTAGTTGATATAATTTACCATCAATTTCAATTTCTTTTGAATATATATATTCTTCAATATCTTTCCCAATATCACCTAATATTGCATCCGGTCCACAAAGAGATACTGCATAATTAGTAAGTTTTCTTGAAATATTAATAAATTCATCATATTTATTATCAAAGTGCATTGTAAAGGCACTATCTATAATAATACCATTAAAATGAACACCATAATCAATTTTTAATATATCAGTTGATTTAAGAGTAATATCATTTTCATAGTAATTTGGAGTATAATGTGCTGCACAATTATTTAGTGAAAGTCCTACTGGAAAGGCAATTCCAGCATTTAAAGGATTATCACTATCATATTTTACTTCTTCTTTAATTTTTTCTTCAATTAATTTTGATATTTTTTTTAATGATATATTAGGTTCTATAATAGATCTAATGTATTTTCCAACATTTTTATGAACTTGTGCTCCTTTAATGGCGTCTAATAAATTATGTTTTTCCATTTTATTTTTTTTATTTTTATTTCTTTTTCTTATATCAATATTATTAAAAATTCTTTAAAATAATATTATTTTAAAGAATTTTTAATAAATAATTATAATATAATGCAAAATGGAGAGACTTGCATTAACATGTCATGTGTTATATAATCAAGATATATTAGATAAAAAAAAAGAGATTGAAAAATTAAAAGAAAGTATAATAATTGAACCAAAAATATTTTTTAAGTCAAAAAACGAATGGAATAATTTTAAAAAAATATTTTTTAATACTTTAGAAGAAAGTATTTTTCAAATAATTGTTGAAGATGACTATTATTATGGTTATATTGAAAATATAAAATATTATATTAATGATATTTGTAGTGGACAAAGATATAATATTTACACTTTACTTTTTACAGAATTAAATAATTTAACATCTAATAAATATCAAAAGTGGTGTGAAAATATATGTGATGAAATTATTTTTACTATTGATAGTGGAATACAAACATTAAAAAATATGGATATGCTAGATAATTTTTCAGAAAATGATTTAGCAGAATTTATTATTAAAAATATAATTTGGCAAATTAATGATGGAAAAAAATTAGAACATATTATAGTTTATGAATAATAATTTTGCATATAATTATTTGCTATAATAGTACCTGTCTCTTTAAGTACAGAATCTTTATAAAAAAACACAAAATTACATAATATACTTGATAAATCATGTCTCCAATCAGCATATTGTGATCCTTTATAATTACCAATTAATTTAAATATATTTTTAATATAAGTATCAGAATCTACACTAAAAGGTGTATTTTTTAAATAAGCCGTGTTTTCTGTTACAACTGCTCCTGGAGTTATATTTAAAATATCAATATAATCACCATACTCTTTATTTATTGAATTAGAGAAAAAATAGCCAAAAGCATTTGCACCTTCATAAACAGATAAATATGGTATTGATATTTCACCTTTGTAACCAAACCAAAAATTAGGATATGTACACATTGATGTAATATCAATTATTCCACATCTTTTACCACTTCTTCTATTTATAAATTTTTGAATTGCTAATTGACTAATTCTTGCTTGTACAATAGTACCACAAATAATACTATCATTTATTTTTTGATATGGCATATCATGATAATTTTTCCATGCAACACGATGACCAATATTATTAACTAATATTGATAATTCTCCATCTAAACTATTTAATACTGAAATAATTGGGTCAAAAAAGTCTTTTTCATAAGCATGACTAAAATCTACAATTATACAATATGTTTTAACATTATACTTTTCTCTTATTATTTTATTTACATTATAAATATTTTTACTTCCTATTAATATTATATTAAAACCACGTTTTGCAAATTCAATTGCAAAATTTTTACCCTGACCACTACTAGCTCCTGTTACAATAACCCATGAATTATTACCATATCTATCAATAAGATCTAATTCTTGTGTAAAAAAATATTTTTTAAAAAAATATATTAAATAAAATATTACTAATAATAATTGTGCAAAAATAAATAACAGTATTATAATAATAATAATTTTTAATATACAATTAATTTTCATAATATTATTCTACATATAATATATATTTATTTTTATATTTTTTTTTGTAAAAAAATATATAAATTTTTTTATTATAACATTATAAATATTAAAAATGATAAAAAAATTTTTTTTATTAATTTCACATCTTTTTTTAGCAAAATCATTTAATTTTAAAAATTTTGTTGGAATATTACTTTTATCTACATCATTACAAAAAGAACCTTATATTCAAAATATAAATAATAACAATAACCCGAGTAGCATAACAATATTAAATAATGATATTTATTTATATGGATCTATAACAAGTGAATCATGTAAAGACTTAAAAGATGCATTGCTTCTATTAGAAAATAATGCAAAAATTTTTGATATAAATTATGGTGTAAAAATACCTATAAATTTGCATATTCAAAGTGAAGGTGGATCACTAATGAATACATTTTATGTAATGGATTTAATAAATAAATTAGAAACTCCTGTTAACACTTATGTTGATGGATATGTTGCAAGTGCTGGATCGTTAATTTCAGTAGTTGGTAAAAAAAGATATATGACAAAAAATTCATATATAATGATACATCAATTATCAAGTTCATTAGGTGAAGGAAAATTTAATGATTTTGACGATAATATGGATAATCTAAATAAATTTATGGATACAATACGCAATACATATTTGGAAAAAACAAAAATAAATAAAAATGAATTGGATAATATTTTAGAACATGATTTATGGTTAAATTCAGATGAGTGCTTAAAATATGGTTTAATAGATGAAATAATATAAAGAATTAATAATAATAATATAAAAATTGATTTAAAATAATATTTAATATACATTTAATTTAAAAATAATGTGTGATACTGATAATAATATGATTAAAATATATGATAATGATAATATAATAAATAAAAAAAGAAAATTAAATATTAGTGGTATTATTCCTCCATGGAAAACTGAAATAACAGTGTTTGTTGAACATTTTAAAAGAATCATTATACATAATATATATAATCGTAGTTCTAAAAAAGCAGAAAGTATAATAAATTCTACAAATTTTTTTGATATTTTGGATGATCTTCCTGTTGTAATGCCATTAATTTATACTATTGTTAAAAATAATAAAACTATAAAAAGACATTTTGTTTATATTGTAATATTATTTCTTTATTATGGATTAGTATTATTTGATCAAAATCATAATTATTTATATACATCAGATATTAAAAGATTTTTTAATATTACTGATAAAGAATATGATGTAATATATAATTTAATAATAGAAATATCATGTAGTAGTAAAGATTATGCATCAGAAATTCGTAAAAAAATATTTTTAATAAATAATTAATTTATATAAAATAAATATTAAGTATATATAATGAATAATATGTCTATTAAATCAACAAATTTGAATACATTTAATAAACTAAATTTATATATGAAATCAAATTTACAAAATTTAATAAATCCTAAAAAAGATTGTACAATTATTTTCAAAACTGCTATAAATATTCTATTAGAAAATTCAATAACAATTAAAAAATATAATAATTTATTTTGGGATATATTTTTGAATTTGTTTACAGAAGAATATATTTTTATAAAAAATATTGATAAAAATACTAAATCAATAGAGCCATTACCATTTAGTTTAATAGAAATTTATTTATTTGGATTTAATAATGAAGAAGAAAATGGTAAAAATGAAAAAAAATTTATAGAAGAATCAATAGATTTTTTTATTAGCAAAGGTTATGATCTAGATCGTAATGATTTTTATATTAAACAAAAAATTATATTTGAAAAAATTTATTCTTTTATAAAAGATAATAAAGAATTTATTGAAAATAGTAAAAAAAAATCAGAAAAGTTATATATTTCATATTCTAATGAAAAAAAAAAGATTAGTTATGGTGGTGATAATCCAAAAATATTAAATTTATCAATTGAAAATAAAGAAAAATATGAAAATATTAGACAACCTTTAAATTCTGCACATAATTTTCTAGGTAGTAGATGTAAAAAAGGAACAAAATTAGAAACTAAAGTTTCAAATGGAATAAAAAAATCAATAAAACATAATTTACTTAATAGTGTAATTAAAAATATACAACAAAAAAGTTTAGCTACAATAAAAGAATATACAAAAATAAATAATAATTCTAAAGAAGAAAAATTATCAAAAAAAACATTATGTAAAGAATTTCCAAAAAGAAAACATTTATTAAATACTACTAACTATTGTATAAATAAAGAAATAAAATTAGCAAAAAAAAACATATTTAGTACTGAAGATTCGAATAAAAATAATAATTGTAGTGAAGTAATTAATGCAAAATCAGAAGGATTAAAATATTTTATAAATTATACTAAAAGTGATTTTGAAAGTATTTTTTTAATTGATATTATGCAAAAAAATTATATTGGTAAAAATGTAATTTTTTTTGCATTTAATGATAAAAGTGACGAAAATTATAAAACATATTTCAAAAATATTATGTCAAATACAATATCTAAATATGATTATATTATAAATGATGCTTCAGGATATAAGCAGATATTAAATATGCTTTCTAAAAAAAAAAATAATTATAGAACTATAGTACAAAGCTTCAATGCTAAACAAAAAATAACTATAAGAAAAGAATCATATTATTCTTATTCATGGGGATCTGTCATAGATCCTCAAAAAACTACTAGTAAATATCAAAAAAAACTTTTCAATGAAAATATTTATATAAATTTTTTAATAAATATATTTTCTGATTTACAATTACATAATCTAAAATTAGATTTTGATATAGTTTTAGAAGAAAATTTATTAAATGGTATTAAAATTATATTCACAAATAAAAATAATACAAAAGAAAATAGTCCATTCGTCATAATTCCAATTAAAAGTAAAAAAAGTGAAAAAAATGAAAAAAGTTATTTTGAAGCTTGTAAAATTAATAATTTTATTATAAAAATTATTGAAAAACATTATATAGAAAAAATTAAAAATAAAATTAAAGAAATAAATAAAATACCAAAAAATAATAAAGAATATAATAATAAAGTATATAATATAATATTAAAAAGTATACCAAATTTAGAAAATATACCAAAATCAAATAATAAAAATGATTATATGAACGTATATGAAGAAATAACTAGAATTTTATTTTCAAATAGCTATAATTTTTATGAAGTAATAAGATTTATATTAAGATTCAAAATATTAGGTGATAAAATACAAGCATTAGAAGCAAAATATAACTGTTCATTAATAAATTTTTATGGTCATAAAAATGATGATATACTAGTAAAAAGTCGTATTTTAGCAACACAAGATAGACCATTAAGTGCATATGCACAATTAGAAGGAGATGTAAATTTTATTTCAAAAGCAACATTAAATAATTATAAAGTAATATATTGGAATTTTGGTGATGCTAAAGAATCTGAAGAATCTGAAGAATCTAAAGAATCTAATAATATAATAATAATTTAAAAAAATAAAAATTTGTATTTAAAAAAATAATGAATATATTAAAAATAAAAATATGTCTGAAAAAATAAAAATTTGTAAATTTTTTTTAAAAGGGGAGTGTAATCATGGTGAAAATTGTAAATTTGTTCATGATAAAGAAGTATGTAAAAATTATTTTTTTGATGGAAAATGTAAATATGAAAATAAATGTAAATTTGAACATAATATAACAATTGCAAAAAAACGTCATCCTAAAAATACTGAAAATTTTAGTCCATCTCATGAACCAGCATCTATGAATGTACTAGTTGGATTACCAAATCAAAATAAATTTTATAAAAATATTTATGATAGTAATGATGTTATTATTGTACCTGATTTTTTAAAAGAAGATGTTGCTAATGATTTGTATAATAAGTTATTGCATGAAATTAATAGTTCAGGCATTGAACATGATAAATTATGGAAATTATGGCATGGTGATAGTCATTTAATTGCTGATGATCATTTAAACTGGAAGGAAAAAGTACCTACATTTCAATATATAATTGAGACTATTGAAAAATATTTTACTATGGAAGTTAAAAGTACTCGTTTTAATTATTACAAAGATTCAAATGATTGGAAACCATACCATCATGATGCTGCTGCTGTTAAACCACATATTGCAGAAAAACAGAATTTTACTGTAGGAGTTTCATTAGGAGCTACTCGAGATATATCTTTTGAATATGCAGTTGGAGATAGTAAAAAACGTGCTGTTGTTTCTATACCATTACTAAACTGTACATGTTATGCTTTTGGAAGTGATGTTAATATTAATTGGAAGCATGGTGTTCCACAGGTAGATCCTAAAAAAGCATTTAATGAAGGCCGTATTTCAATAATTGCATGGGGTAAAGTAGTTGAAAATTAATTTGAAAAAAATTATTTTTATAAATTATAAAATTTATAATTTATAATAATTAGACAAATTATTTACAAATAATAATTACATAAAATAATCAAGTTTATAATTAAAATAATCATCAGAAGATAAATTAAAATTATTTGTAATTTTTTTATCTACATATATTTCATTTAATTTATTATATAATTCATAATAATAATTTTTATTTTCATAAAAATTAGATGCTATATAAATAAATATATTTCCATTTTGTAAAATATTATTACTTTTAGTATTTGGATCTATTTTTAATTTTTCAATGTCATCTATTATTTTTTTTATATTACTATTATTTTTTATTAATTTTATAATATAATTTATTTTATATTTTTCATCTAATTTTTTTAATTCTTCTAAATCATTTGTACTATTATTTTTTTTCATTATTTTAAAATTTTTTAATAAATTATCTTTATTTATTAATTTTTTAGAACATATATAACAAGTTTCTAAATTTACATAATCATATTTATTTTTAAAATATTTTAATGATTCATTTAGATATACTGCATCATCACCAATTATAATAGAATTTGGATAAAAGTGAAATATTTCATCAACAACTTTTATTATTTTATTATCAATTTTACAAAAATCTATATAAAATAAATCAATATCAATATTGTTTTCATATAATAATTTACAAGCATTATAACAATCATACTTTACAGAATATATATTTTCATAGTTTTCTAAATTTTTGTGAAAAGACTCAAATTTTATATATTTTAAAAAATAATTTTTATCAAATGGTGTTAAATTAGTTATAACGAAATCTGTTAATAAAATATTTTTATATTCATCAAAAGAATATAAATTACCTTTTTTTTTACTTGCTAAATATTTTGTAGATAATCCATAATATGAACCTAATTCAGCAACATTTTTAATTTTATAATTTTCATAAATATAATCAATTGCTAATTTATTATAATCTGCAAACCATCCTGCATTATTTATTTCAAAATTTTTAGACATCCATTTTGGTATTTTATTTACAAACCATTTTTTTTCAAAATTATTTTTCATATAATCTTTAATTCCAGAAGATAAATTTATATTTAATATATCTTTCACTTTTAATTTTTCATTTGTAATAATTCCTCCTAAAATAAATTTTATTCTTTGAATAAAATTATTTATAAGATAATCTTTATTATTTGATTTGTTGTCGAAACCATTAATTTGTTCAATGCATATAGGAGTTATATAAAATATATTATTTAAAAATATTGGATATTTAGGTATATTTTTTATAATATCTGGTGAATTATTAGAAAAATTTATTATTATTAAATCTGGTTTATCTCTATATACTTTTATAATTTCTTTATTGATATTTAAATTTTCTTTATAATTTATTATTTTAATATTTATTTTATTGATATTTATATATTTTTCTATACATATTGATTCTATTTTTTTATTAGGATTATTTGGTATTAAATTCATTTATAATAATTCTATATAAAAATATTTATATATAATATAAAATATGAATAAAATTTATGTTATGCCATCATTTTATGCTCATATTATAAATGGACTTCTTATACTAACTGCTTTAATTTTATTATTTAGAAATTATAATAATATTATAAAATTAGATTCTTACAAATTTATTATTTTAATACTAATTTTTTCATTAGCTATTGGTATACATGGAATATCGCATTCATTATTAGAAAAAAATTATAATTATAATTTATATACTATGATTTATAGTTAATATTTTTTTTAGAAATAATGCGTTTTATAATTAAATAAATAATTATTTTATTTTTTTATTTTTTTATTTTTTTTATAATTATATATTATAAATGGAAGCTATAAAAAAAGTTTTAAGAAGTATTCCTACATTAGGTAAAAAAAAAAATAATACAAATAAAAATAATACAAGTGTTAATAAAAAGAATAATTCAAAAATAAATACTACTGGTTATCATGAAATTACTGAAGATGTACAAAGATATATTAATAATAAAAATAGAGATATATTTAATAAAGTATTAAATAAAATAGATACATTTATAATTAAGAATAACACTATTAAATTAATTGGTAAATTTAAAGATTTTGAAAATGAGAAAAGACAAGTTGCTATGAGTGGTGAAGGAACTGTTACTAATACTGCTACTTACGCTATATTTGATAAAGATGAAAATAAAATTCATATAGAAGATACTTATAAAGTAAATTCATGTCCAAAACTTTATATAACAAATAATGATTTTTCTAAGTATCAAAAATTATTATCTGGAAATAATTCAAACATTAGTAATTCAAACATTAGTAATCTAAAAATTGTTACATTAAAAATTAACAATAAAAAAAATAGTTATCATATACCTCTACCTACTGCTAAAAATAGTAATAAGTTTATACTTGTTAAGCCAAATATTTTTTATGAAAGATACAATGACTTTATAAAAAGAGGAGCTAAAAAAGAAAAACTACAAGAAATGATATCTAATGGAACATTTATGTATTTGTAAATTTAAAAATCTTTCTCTTCATAATAATTAGCATCACTACCACAAAGTTTTTCATTTGATCTACATATAAATGCAAAAAGTTTTTGTTCTTCTCCTGTAATTTTATTTGTAAAAGTAAATTTATTACAATATCCTGTATTTAAATTTATATTATCAATAATTTTACCTGATATATCAGATGATATATTAACATTATTACTAATATAATTAACTCTAAAAAAATTATTACTAATAAAATGTTTACAATTTTTACATATTTTTGGATCTTCTGGCCCAGGTAATGTTAATGAATAACATGGAATTGTTTTATTAAAAAAATTTTTGTTAAATATATCATAATAAATTTCATTATAAATATCATTGGTGACAACAGAATTCATTTTAATAACTTTTTGTGGTTTAATATTTATTAAAAAAGAATGTGATAAATTTGTAAAAAATAGTAAATTCATTAATTTTTTAATATAGCTTATCATTTTTATATAATTAAAATAATAACTATTATTTTAAATATATTTTTGATTTATTTTATTTATTTTATTTATTTTATTTATTTTATTTTATTTATAAAAATAAAAATTCCAAATTATACTTAAAATAATAGTTATTATTTTAATTATATAAAAAATGATCAGAAATTTAAATTTTATTAGAAGAAATTTTACATCAGATAATATTAAAAATTTATCTGCTTTTAAACTTTTCAAACAAAGTTGTTACCATAAAATTGATTTCAAAATTAATGAAGAGTCTCATGTACAAGAAGCTGTTATAAGATTTAATGCTTTTAATATTGGATGTTTAGCAGTTACAGACAAAGCAAATAAAGTTGTTGGTGTTTGTTCAGAACGAGATTACATTACTAAAGTTGCTGCATTAGGTAAATTTAATAGTGATATTAAAGTAAAAGATATTTGTACATACGGCCCGAATATTATTGTAGCAAGAAAAGACGACAGTCTTGAAATATGTATGCAAAAAATGATGTTTAAAGATATTAGACATCTTTTAATAATTGATGATCAAAATAATGATTTTATTGGAATGATTTCAATTAAAGATTTAATTAAAGAAATTCAAAAAAGTAATAAAGAAATGATTACTAAACTAAGTGATTTTAGCATTGGAAAAGGTGCTTTCTTTGGAAGTGAATAAATAAATATTTTATTTTTTTACTATTTTTATTTTTACTAATTTTATTTTTAGTATTTTTAATATTTTATAAGTTTTTTATTTATAAAATTTATTCTTAGTCGTTTTTATTTGCATAAATAATTAATCCTAATCCATAACCATCTAATTCATTTCCATAAGTATATGGACTATATGTTTGCAATGACAAATAAATAATATAATTTAAAACTAAAACTGGATGATTTAAAACTCTTGCATAGTAATATGCTATGTAGCAAAAATTTTGACTATTTGGATATACACCTTCAATGTATTCTAAAACTCCTCCTCCAGGATAATTTCCAGTTGTACGTCCATCATCTGTATATATAATTTTTCTATATTCAACTTTTTCATGATCTATACCACTTCCAGCACTACTTTTAAAAAAAATATTAAAATATACAACAAAATCATCGAGATATTGAAATTTTTTGTATGGAGTACTACTATTTAGATAAATATTATATAATTGTACACCTGATGGATATGTTATATTTAAATAAAAATAATAAAAATCTATTTGTTGAACTGTACTCCCATACCAATTGTAATAATTTGAATATATTATTAAACCATCTGAGCCATTTGAACCATTTAATGGGAAATATTTAACATAATATTTATCACTTTCACGTGAATAAACAGAATGAAATAAGCGCGCATATTGTAATATAGTTATTGTTTTTGGAATAATATTTACAACAGAAGTACTTTTTAAACTTTTTTCATAAGTAGTTATTTGATTATTATAAAATTTTTTATATAAACTTAATAAATTTGGTATATTTTTGACATTCATATAATCTTTTTCACAATAATATTTATTACTTATATAATATTGTAATTGTGTTAAAACATCTTCAAAGACTCCTTTTACATATTTAAGTAATGTAGTTAAATCATTTTTTATAAGTATTTCAAAGATAGCTATATCAATATTTGATATATTATAATCAGTATTATTTAATATATAAATTAAATTTCCATATGAGTTTGTTACAATATAATCATAATATCTATTACCAGTAATATATGTATCATCCAAAATACCATCATAACATAAACATTTATCTGTAAAATCCCATGATACATAAAAATTATTTATATTAACTCCATTATTAATTGCATTATTACAATTAGTTATATAGTTTATAAAAGATACTAATTTTGTAAGCATTGAATTTCCTGAATATATTTCATTATAAAGATCTAGTGGATTAGTATATGATCCATAAGTTGCATTAACCTTTTTTTTTTCTAACTGATATTTAAAATTAAGAATTTTTCCTAAAAAATTATTATTACTATTATAACTATTAATATTTACTGGAAAATTAAAATATAAAAAAGATTTTATTATATTTTCATCTGCAAGTAATCCAAAATATCGAGTAGTAGAGTTTTCATAAATAAATGTTGGACATATATTAGGTATTTTTAAAGTATCACTTAAATAACATTCTCTAAATAAATTTGGTATTAAATATGAAATATTTATTCCAGGATTAGCTTCATTAATACCAACAATATTATAACTTGATAAATCAGGATATGGTATTGCACAAATTGTATTTTCTAAATTATTTACTATAATCTCAATTTCATTTTTAAGATTTTCATAATTAGTTAAATTATAAAAATTTTCTTTAATATATTTAATTATTAGTTTATTTATATATTCATTCATTTATTATAATTATTAGATTTTTATATATTTAATCTAATTTAAGTTATAATTTAGTTAAATGTGAATTATTTTATAATTATTTTTATAATTTTTATTGATATATATTGATATATATTGATATATATTGATATATATTGATATATATTGTATAAATAATTTGTTTAAAAAAAAGTAATTTTTTAAAAAAAAATAAAAAAATGAATTTAAAAAATAATAATATTAATATATATTTTAAATGTAACAAAATGGAAACAGTTAAAGAAAAAAAAATTATTAAAGTGAATAATCATATTGATCATTCAAAAGTTTTTTTAGAAGAAATATTAAATATTTCTTCTAAAATTTATGATAGCCAAAAAGAAATTTTAAAAAAATTGGATACTTTTGAAAAACGTATTTTAGATTTAGAAAATTTAATTAAATATCATAAAACTGATAATACTGAAAATTTAAAAGAATTAAAATATGAAAAATTAGAAATTGATAGTAATGAAGTTGATAAAGCTTTGTTATATCTAGATTATCGTTCAATTATTTATATATTTAAAGTAGTATATAAAAATAAAAGTAATAGTAATTATGTATATCCAATAAGAATTACTGGAAAAAGATCATATGAATATTATTATAATAATAAATGGAATCATGACCTTTATGGTCATCATTCTATGAATGTTATTATTAAAAACATACAAGATCTTTTTATATCTTTTAATAATATGGAAAATTATAATGTTGAAAAATTTATGGATAATCAAACATTTATTTTTAAGTTATCAAATGAAAGATATAAAAAAGATATTTTTAAAAATATTATTGAAGAGGTACGTATCAATAATATTTAAATTTATAAAAAGATTATACTTAAATTTACAATATAATATATTCTGAATAATTTGATTCAAAAAATTGATCGCTAATAGTGTTATTTAAATGATGTAGATTATATAATATTTCATCATATTTTTCTGCATGTTTAAAAACCACTTTATCATAATCAATTTTCTTTTGTAAAGACTCAACTTTCTTCTCTAAAGAAATATTTCTTTCCTTCAGAGAATTAATTATATCAGTAAAACGTGAAATCTCTTCTTCCAAAAAATGATTTCGTTCTACTAAACTATAATGATATTGATTAAAACCATTATTTTCATAATATTTATCTTCAGAATTTTTATTTTTAAAATTTTTATTTTCAAAATTTTTATTTTCAAAATCGTTATTTTCATAATATTCATATTCAAAATCGTTATTTTCATAATTTTTATTTTGTTTTTCATAATTTATGTTTTCTTTTTCATAATTTTTATGATTTTCCTCGTATTCATTAATTATATTTTTATCTGAATTGAGTTTTAATGCATCAAGGAAAGAGTTACTTTTTGTAATTTCATTTTGAATATCATCTTTCTTGTAATTATTTAAAACAGGCCATTCATCAATTAAATGTTCATTGTTAGGAGAAATATTATCAAAATTATCTTCTTCAAAGATAATTTCTACAGGAATAATTGACGACTCAAATTTATTACCTTTCATGACTAATTTAATGTCAGCATGAACACCAACAGTAATTTTATTGCGATTGTTATCTAAAGTAGGATAACATACTGCAATATTTTCATCATTATATTTAATGTGTTTGATTCGGCCTTCTTTACAATTACGACAATTACCATTAATGTAATTACAAATTGTATAAAAAGGTTTTTTACCATTAAAATCAATTATTGCATCATTAAATACTTTATCCATTCCGGAAATATAAGGTGGATTCTGAACAAATATACCCATTTTCTCAGGAAAAGTAATACCATGAGGCTCATTAATTTTACAAGATCTATTCATACAACGAATACATGCACCATCACATAAGAGGTTTGATAAAAAGAAAACTTCTTCCACGTTATTATTTGTTAAAGGAGTTTTCTTTTTATTTTTTTTCTCTTTTTTATCTTTCTTAATTTTAACATTTTCAAAATCATTATCCATGGTGATAAATATTCTTGAGAAAAACTTTTTAATTATAGGATTCCTTTATATTAAGTATTAAAAACAGTTACTTTAAAAATAAATTAATCAATTTTTTTGAAACAATTAAAATATATTATAAAATATATTAAAATTGTATATAATTTAAGTTATTTTAGTATCTATAAGTGAGTTTTAATAAATTTTGATTAATTTTATAATATTTTAGTAATACTATTTAATTAAATAATAGTATTTTTAAAATAAATTAATCAATTTTTTTATTTATTCATCACATATACATAATATTTTATTAGAATAATAAATATCACTAATTTTATAATTTCCACAATATTTGCAATTATAACCTTGAAATTGAATACTTTTTCCAATATAATCGCTAAAAGACCAAAATATCCAAAATTCATCATTATCATTGTTATTATCAACATAAAAGCTATAATGATTTGATCTTGAAACAGCATTTTTTATGAAATAATTAGTTAAAAATTTAGCCTCTCTTAGAATTATAATCTTATTATAAGTAATAATATCATAAAAACAAAAACTTTTAATTTTTTCAGATAATTCATGTGGCAAATTTAATTTATTTAGTATAATTTGTTTAATAATAAAATCAGATGTCATAATACTATAATAGTTAAAAATTTTAATTATTATAATATTTATTATATAGTTATTACCACCACATTATAAGAATAATAATTCATAATTTATATTATTATTATGAGTTATGTATTCAATAAATATTAGAAATAAATATTATTATCGGATATTATCACGAAAAATAGATATTTTATATAAATATTAGTAAATAATACTATTACTATTTCTTTAAGTAGTTTTTTATAATAATTAAAAAAATTAATTATTATAATATTTTCTTAATGTTATTACCACAATTTAAGAAATATTAAGACAAATATTATTATCGGATAGTATCACGAAAAATAAATATTTTATGTATACATATATATATGAAAAGATAATTTTTCTTTAAATATTTATATATTATTTTTAATAAAAAATAAAAAAAGATCTAATATATCATTAATAATATGAATAAGGGGAAAAGAACAAAAAAAATACAAAATATTTATTATGATTTTAAAAAAGGAGGAAATAAATCAAATAAACCCTATATAATGGAAATAAAAAAATTTAAAAGTAACGAATTTTTAATAGATAATAATGATCGTTTTAATTTTGTTAAAAAATTTTCTCCATTATCTGGGTCAGAATTAGAATATAATCCTGAATTATGGAATACTAATTCAAATATTAAAAATAGTCATAATTGTTATACATATGCATTAGGACAAATTGTAAAAAAACTTGACTCAAAAGCACAACCAGGATATGCATCTGGTTTTAATCATATTGAAGATGATGATTATGATTGTAAAGCTTTTAGAGAACGTTTGAAAAAAGATTCACCTGGAAGTTATTTAGAAAAACACGACAATGCATGTTTACCTGGATTTTATAAAGTTTTTTTAGCACTTGATCCTAAGAATGATTATCATTGGTATCGACAAGATAAAAATATGTATTGGTCACATAAACCTGGATCTACAGATGTAATTAATATTGATGCAAGTGGTAATAAAATTAGTAATCCATTAATAGCAAATAGAAAATATTCATCACTTAATTATTATAAACCATGTTTTTTTGCATGTATATATAGTGATTTAGCAAGATCTATTGACTCAATTTATTCATGATAAATTTATTTTTTTAAATATTTTCTTATGATTAATTTTTTTATATTATTTTCTAATTTTAATATTTTATCATGATAATTTGATATATTTTTTTGTGATTTTAAGATTTCAATATTATTTTCTAATTTTTTTATTTGAATATTTAAAGGACTATTATTTTTTTTATTTTCAATGCTTTTTTTATTTTCAGTACTTTTTTTATTATTATTTTTTTTAGTTTTATTGTTTTCTGAAATATTAAATACTTCAGAAGTTATTTCTAAATAATCTTTATATATTTTTTTTTTTAAATTATATAAATAAAATAATAGTAAAATTATATACTTTTTTACTTCTGATAGAAAATTATTTGTAATTTCAATATTTTCTGAATTTAAATATATTTTTAAAAAATTAAATATATTATATTTTAAATTATTAAAAATATTTTTAATATTATCTTTTTCTATTTTTTTATTTTTAAAATCAGTAATATCTTCTAATTTTAATTTTTCTTTATTTTTGTCAAAAGGATTATTTAATAAAATATGATTACTATTATTTTCAGTCAAACTATAATTATCAAAATAATTATTTAGATCTTTTATAAAATATTTTTTCATATTTTCTTTAAAATTAATATAATAAATATCATATAATGATTTATTGGAATTATCAATAAAAGTATTTTTTAAAACTATATTATAAAATTTTATTGGATCTAAAGCACTTTTTTTTATATTTTTTTTTTCATCTTTTTTTTCATCTTTCTTTTCATTTATATCTTTCTTTTTTTCACTAATATTTCCACCTCCACTTTTTTTTTTACTCTTTTTATCTTTTTTATGCTTTTTATTTTTTATTACTGACTTTTGTAATACACATAACTTACTAATATGTTCTTCAAATTTTAAATTATTAAAAATATAATAGTAATTACTATCAGTACTAAAAAATTGTCCTGTCAAAAATACAAGAATTACCCAATATTTAAAATTTATATCAATATTATTAAATTCATTAATATTTTCTTTAGCATCTAAGTAATTTTCATGATAATTATTTACATCAAAAAAATTATTAAAATATGTTTTTAATAATGAATCATCATTTCCTTTTTTTATTTTTATTAAACAAAAAATAATTTTAGCAAAAAATAAACCTAATTTATATTGATAATTATAATTATTAATTAGTAATACAGATTTATTTTGAAAAATTGTATTATCTTTGCTATTTATTGGTAAAAATTTTTTAATATAAATATTAGAATATATTTTTTTAATAGTATTTATATGATTGTCACATTCTAAAATTTTTTTTTTAATTTCATTTTGCTTATTAATAATATTTTTTTTAAACTCATCTAAATATTCAATATTTATCTTAGATTTTATATCTTCAAAATAATCTTTTATAATATTTATTGGATCATCAATAATTGATCTTATAGTAATATTCTTAAAATTAATTATATTATTTTTATTTTTATTTATATTTATCAAATCATTATATAAAAAATAATAAAAAATTTCTTTATTTTCATTATCTGATTCAAAAATATTAATACATTTATCAAAAAAATCAATACATTCATTATTAATCTTTCTTAAAAAAATATTTTCTTTTTCATTATTCATTCTAAATATATATAATATCTTTTTTCATAATAAAATAATTATTATTTATTTAAATATTTTTGTATTATTTTCATATTTTCTTCTTTTTTTTGAGAAAATTTTTTCAATAATAAATTTTTAAATTTTGTATCATTTATTAATTTTTCACAAATAATAGTTAAAAATAATGCTTTTCCTCGTGTTATTATAAAATTTAATTGCAATATTTCTTCTAAAATATGTAAATTTTGTACATTTACTACTTTAACTTTTTTTATTTTATTTCTAACATCTGTTAATCTAAGAAAATAATCAGTAGATAATTTAATTTGAATATCAAATTTATTTAATATTTTTTTTTCCAAATCTTTATTATTTGAAGGATTTGATGTTACTAAATTTTTATAATCTTCAACATATTCATACGGTATATTTTGTTTATTTTTAAAGTTATCAATAAGTTTATCAATAATAAAAATTGAGAAATTATTATTCTTTTCTAATATATTATAATATTCATATAAAGATTCTAAAGATTTTTTTAATAATTCATAATCATAAATTAAACCACCAAATTCTAGTTTTAATGATTGATTATATATATCATTTTTAGATTTAAATAATGACATAAAATTTATCATTTTATTATTATCAACTTTAATTACATTATTTTTACTTATATTATTATTATAAACAGAACTATTAAAAGGATATTCATTATAAATTAATTCATTATTTCCTAGAAAAATTGATTCTGGAACATAACAACTGTATTCATTAATTTTCATACCATAGTTTCCTGAACTTATTTTAGATGGTATAAATAAATTATAATAATTATTTAATAATACTTTATTAAAATTTAATAATGATTTATTTAACAAAGATGTATAATCAAATGCTTCTTTAATATTTAAAATAGTAAATCTTTTTTCTTTTGAATCTATAATATTTTTTAAAATTTCATCTATTTTGTCAATATATGATTTTAATATAGCATGTATTAGATTAATAATATAAAATAAATAACATGCTAAAATATCTTTATAATTTTTCTTTTCTAAATTCTTAATACCCTCTTCTTTAGGTTTATTAAATATATTATTAACAACATAAGTTATTAAAGTATTATTTGATTCAATCACTTTTTCAATATTATTAATTCTATCAATATCACTTTTTTTCATATTAACTATAACACTCTCTTTAGTTGGATATTTTTCAATTTTATAAGGAATTATAAATTCATTTTTAATTTTTGGTGCTTTATTATTTTTTTTAGTATTATAAAAAATATCAATTAATTTAATATCAATATTTTCAATCATATTAATAATTAATTTCTTCATACTTTCATTATTAAAATTATAATCTAAATTAGATCCTATTTTATTTATATTTAAATTTAATAATTTATCTGCTAATTTATCAGGTATATATATTTTTTTTAAAGGTACTTTAACAATTTGATCATCTTCACTTTTATAATTTATTAATTCATTAATAAATTCAACAAAGTTATACTTATTAGAAGATAAATTATTATTAATTAATCCAATAGATGGTAATGATAAATTTATAACATTTCCAAATAATAGTGCATCTATATTTACTTTTAATTTTTCTCTATAAACATTATCATAATTATTTATATAACTAAAATACTCTTTTTTTAAAATAGTAAATTCAATATTTTTAAAATTTACAGGATTATTTATTATTAAATTTTTATTATAAGTATTAATTCTTACATTATTTATTTTTTTTAAAAATAATTCAAAATTTTTAATGTTCTGATTATTACTAATAATATCATTTTTATAAATAATTAAAGTTCTAAAAAATCTATCTAATGAATCTTTTTTATTTTTATCAAAAATATCTGATAGTTTTTCTAATACATCAAAAAATGAGTCATTTATTTGAAATTTTTTTTTATATTCATTTATTTCTAATTTGTAATTATTTAATATTGATTCTTCTTTATTAGATGAAAAAATGTAATTAATATTAGATTCTTTCTTTAATTTATCTAATGAAATATTTTGTAAAGTTTTAAAATAATTAAATGGATAACTCATAATATTCTATTTATTAATGATATATTTATTAAATATTTATTTAATAAAAATATTAATTTAAATTTTTTTATACATAACTATCTGTTTTTAATCCAGCAACATAACTATTTAAGCTAATTCCATCTAATCCAGTATGAGGCATTAATGGATATAATGTTGAAGGTAGTTCATTTGATAAATTTTCAGTTGTCATTGAAGATATTATAATATATATTATTAAAAATAATATTATTATACTTAAAATAGCTTGTAGTGAACCTAATCCTAAAATTGGATATATTATTATTATTGAGATAATTAGAGATATTAACATTTTTGGTAAAACTCCAAAATTAATCATATTTTATATAATTATTATATATATTTTTTTTATGATTAAGATAATAATTACTCTTTTATAAAAGATAATAAATTAAATATAAAATCAGAATCAATATTTATATTTGAATGTGATCCACTGCATACATATATACTATCACTAAATTCAGCTAATTTATTACCATGACTAATATCAATTAATTCATCATCGTTACTATGAATAATAAGTGTTTTCATTTTTTTTTGTAATTTATTTAATTTAAACCTTAATTTTAAATTTTCTAATGTTTCAAAACCAATATTATCACTCATAAATATATTAAAACTTATAATATTTTTAATTATTTCTTTAATATCAGTAAATGTTGATTGTAAAATTAAATATTTAATATTATGCATATTTGCTAGCGAAGATGCTATTGACCCTCCAATTGATTCTCCATAAAATATAATATTATTAGATAAATAATGTTCATCTTTTATTAAATATTGATAAAATAAATCTGCACATTTTATACATGATTTTTCATTTGGAATACCAGTACTTAGGCCAAAACTCGGATAATCAAATATTAATATTGAAAACCCTAATTCATAAAATTTTTCAATATAATTTAATCTAAAACAAATATTTCCTGCATTTCCATGAAAAAAAAATATAATTTTATTTTCAGTAATACTATTTTTATAATTTCCTTTTATAATCCATCCATGATATTTTTCTTCATTTAATTCTAAAAAAACATCTTTATAATCAATATTTAATATTGATGGTGTTTTTTTAATATCTTTATTTGGAAAAAATAAAAATTGTTCTAAAAAATCTTTAATCATAATTAAAGTTTTTTGAGAAAAAAAAAGATAAAATAAAAACGATTTAATAAATAAAATATTTAGGATTATTATCACAATATTTTTTTTTTGCAATAGTTTCACACAAAGGATCTTTTTTTATATCAAGATATTTACCACATTTACCTTTACTTATATTAGTATATAAATTTGGTTTCATATAAAAAATACAATATTTACATGGTATAATATTTTCATCTTTAAGTAGTGATTTTGAGTAATATGAAATATTACAAGTATTATTATTTATTTTTTTTATACTATTTTTTAACATTATTTATTAAATTTAATTAAAAATTAAACTTTATATTTATTTTTAGTTAAAAAATTATTATTTTTTTTATAATATACTATATATGTCTGATTTATTAACATTATTTTTAAAAAATTTAGGGTGTTCACATTGTCAAGAGTTTGAATTTCAAGAAAATTATAATAAAGAAAATTTAAAATCATGGAAACTATATTTAAAAAAATATGATATGTACAGTGCAATGATATTATATAATAGTAAATTAGATAAAGATATTTCCTATTTACTTAATAAAAATGAGTCATTATTATTATTAAAAGAAGATGGAGAAGTATATATTAAATTAGAATATATTTCAAATAATGATGAGGACAAAAGTGCTATATTAGTCCCTACTGATGAATATTTAGAATTATATGAAGCTATTGAAAGTATGGATAAAAAGTATGATAAAAAAATGAATGGTTATTATATTGGAAAATACGATATTAAAAAATGTAAATAAATGATAAAAATTTAATAATATATTTCTAATAAAAATAATATATATTATTATGTACAAAGCAGGTATTAAATATAAAACAAATAAACTTACACATCATGGATATGAAAGATTTTATGATCATTTTTTGATTCCATTAAGATATAAAAATATTAATGTATTAGAAATAGGTGTTGACGATTTAAGATCACTAAAAATGTGGTTAGACTTTTTTCCAAATGCAAAAATATACGGAGTAGATATTAATGATAAAAATTATAAGTATGAAAGAGGTGAAATATTTAAAGCTAACCAATCAAAAAAGACTGACTTAAAAAAAATTGTTAAAAAAATTGGAAAATGTGGTTTTATAATAGATGATGGAAGTCATGTACCTGAACATCAATTAAAAACATTTAATTATTTATTTAATGAATGTCTCGATTATGGCGGTGTTTATATAATTGAAGATGTTGAAACATCTTATTGGAAAAAATCAGAATTATATGGTTATAATATCAATGCAGGATATAAAGCAGAAAATAATATAGTTGAAATATTTAAAAATATTTTGGATATTGTAAATAGAGAGTTTTTGAATGATGAAAATAAAGCTTTATTGGAAAAAAATAGTGCTATTGACATTATTAACTTAAAATATATATCAATGATATCTTTTGGTGCAAATTGTATTATAGTAAAGAAAATGACTGAATATGAATATAAAAAATATGGAGAAAAAAAGTATCGTTTTGAAAATAAATTATAATTATAATAAAAATTGATTAAAAATAAAGAGTATAAATATTTGAGATGATGAATATTAAAAATATTTTAATAATGGAAAATACTATTAAAGAATTGAAAGAATTAAATGAAGAATATATTGATCAATTTATTGCTAATAAGCAAATTATTAATGAGCAAAAAATAAAAATAGCAGAACTTGAAAAAAATATTGCAATTATGCATAGAAATCAATGTATAAAAATTGCACAACTTGAGGATATTATTGCAATTGAAGGTAAAAAATATAGAGAGTTAGAAAGTGAATATAGACATAATAATTTTTTATTACATATTTCTGAAAAATATAAATATATAGTATTATGTAAAGAATATAATATTCTTCATAATCCATAAATAAAAATATAATCTTTTATAAAATTAAATACTAAATCTTTTAATAAATTTGTTTAAATTTTATTAAAAATATAAAAAAATGTGATTTTTTTTTTAACTTAAAAAATTAAATAGATTATTATAATATATCCTAATGACTCACTTATTACACGAATTACAAAATATAGATAATTTGGAATCTATAAACGAGATTCAGTTCAGTCTTTTTAGTCATCAAGATATTAAAAGAGGCGCTGTTGCAGATATATTAACTCCTGATACTTATGATTCAAATATTCCAAAAAACAATGGATTATTTGATCATAATATGGGATCAATTGATGCATCAATAATATGCCCGACTGATGAAAAGAAAGCTGAATTGTGTCCAGGATATTTCGGAAAAATTGATTTAGCACTTCCAGTATTTAATCATCATTTTATAACATATGTTGAAAAATTACTGAAGTGTGTTTGTTTTAGATGTTCAAACTTATTATTAGATAAAAATGATCCAAATATTTTAAAAGAATTGGAAGGAAAAAAAGGTTATAATAGATTTGTTACTTGCGTTGCATTATGCGCAAAGAATAAAAAATGTTCATACAATGGTGGTTGTTTTGTACTTCAACCAACAAAATATGTTCGTTTAAATGGTGCTGC